GAGGCACCGTCTACCATGGGGAGCACACGTGCAGCCGATTATGTGATGGTTGCCCTGTCCAAGTTGCCAATTAGTCGCGCGGACTATCAGCGTCTAAGTGCCGAGGCATATGAGCTGGCCGACCGTGTGGAGGTGGAAGGCCTGTCGCCAGAGAATACACCGCCATCGTTGGCAGCGGGCGTGGTGGCATATGTGTGTGAGCGCTGGAGACCAGGCGAAATCGCGTTGGCCCGTATAGCATCGGCGTGCGATGTGAGTATAGCGACCTTGCAGAAATGTCTACGACGACTTCATGGGCTCAATTTGGATAAGGCCGATAAGGCGGAGAAATCATTATAGGATGTTGTTTAGACACTATCCTATAATGCTTGTTTGGTTTACGAAGTAACCCACTCTTTTTTTTGGCCCGTTGTTTTAGATGGGTGCAGTTTCAAGCACAATTGCTGGGCCTTCTGGCTCCGCGTCTTATAGTCAAATGTTGAAAATGACCGTGCGAGAGCGTGAATTGATGGAGCGATTTTTCCAGACATTTACCGAGCGTATTACGCCAAAAGAGATGCGCGAACTCTACAGCAAGACCCAATGTAATAAGTATGTTTTCCTCATTGGAGACGCCCTGCGAAAGTTCTTCAAGGCCGTCCCAGTCTATGGGCCAGGTGCGCCGGTCTATTTTGCGAAGATGGAAGAGCGTAAACCGGCCGAACATGACGACACATTCTATAATAATTGTTTCAGGGTCGCCTACTTCTACATTCGTATGCTCCAGATTTTCTGTGCGCTCGCGCTGACCGTCAGCTCAAAAGAGAGTATGCCGTATAGTGCATATGGACCAGCCATAGGCGGAGCTGGCGGTGCCAAAAAAACTTATGTCGCCCTCGGACCATTCATAACAATCAACGATATTCTCGCCGATTATATTACCAGCGATGGAACTTTCAAGGACGCATCCTATTTAAAATATCAGAAGATTGACGACGACAACGGCACTATTATGATACAAAAAGGCGATAAAGTCTATGTAAAAGCCAAGATTTATCGCTCACAAACACAGGGAAGTAATCAAATAGCTGTGGAATTATCTATAGATGGTTCTATTACAAAGCGTAAGACATTTGAGATTGTAAAGGACGAATATTCGTCAAAATATAAGGTCCGAGTGGTAAGAACTACTGGAGAAGTGCTGATTGACATTAGTAAAGCATTAATGGAATATCTCCAAAATCTTATACCGGCCGGTAAAAAGGGCGACGAAGTAAAGGGTATTGCCGTCCAGAAAGAGCGCGAAGAATTGAGTGTAGAATATCTCGTGAACCGCATTAAAGGGTCCAGTTCATTGCCATATGCCAGTGCGCGTGCCCTACAACTTCTTGAATTACAGCCATCCTATAGTATTGACGGCAAAACAGGTAAATATACCACACATGTTTTTGACTATTCCTATTCTCCCATTATAGGTAATGTTCCATTTACAACATCAAGCGACCAATTGCGCAAGGAATACGGCACATCAACAAACAATCTTTCCAATGTATATGGACTAAATGCCCTACAAACACTCTATTATGATGACACGGAAAATATGCGTAAGGACGAGCGACAGGGCGACTATCGTATTAATCCAAAGAATGCCGAAGAATATGCGGCCTTCATCAAGACCATCTATTGTATGTATAAGGCCACAAGCATCGTTCCTATGGACAAGATGCCTGGACGTATTACAGGTTTCACTATAGAGAATAAGGAGAAGGAGCGTCCAGGTGTTCGTTATTTGGACATGAAGGCCGATGCGAAGACGGTGGCATTCTTGAAGCAGAAGCAGGCGGAACTCTTCAAGTATCAGGCACAGCACAGTGCGCGCGTTGTTGCTTTCATTCGCCAATATATTATCAATTTCGGACCAGACGGTTTCAAGTTGAATGACAATTTCTTCAAGAACGGTATTGGCTATATAAACAAGGTGGGAGAAATGGCGCGTCGTATGTTACTCGCATATTATGTGAATTGCGAACACTTGTATTCACAGGGTCATCATGCTTATAAGAGTGGAATGGCGGAACCTGGGCCAAACATATTGAAGGAATGTGGAGCGGGGCTTAGGCAGTAAGTTGACTATATAGAGGTCGGCTATAGGGAATACCAGGGTCGGCGTGGAAAATGTAGAGGCCAATTGCGCCTTGGACGGTCCATTGTGGTCTGTTATGGGGGAAAGAGGAGGGCGCATATATGTAGTCGTAGGGGATTTTGTCCAGTGCGGCTTCATAGTCGGCGGCGTGCCCATGCCATGCTACGACAATAGCGCGGCCGGCGGTTTCGTTTTCGCCATATTCGTGGGTGGGCTTATAAATGACGGTGGTTTCATTATAGGATGTGGTGTAGAGTTCGGTCTCGTAATTGGGATTGTGGTTGATGAGGGCGAGTTGGCCCTGGCCGCCGTCCATTTTTTGTGTTTCTAAAAAATTAAACCATGTGAGTCGGTCTAATTTTTTCTTTGCGTCAGTGTTGGCTCTGGCACCAATGCGACCAACATATACTTCGTGTGCGACAGGGGGGAGTAGACCGAACCCGCCCTCTTTCTTGAAGAACTGTATGTAGCGCCCATCACTTTCCACACAATATGCGTAGAGGGACCGCAACAAGACATAGACGAGTCCGCGACCACGCCATCGCGGGTCCACACATAAATAGTCCACGATGCCTGTGGGGGCCTGTTTGAGGTCGGCCAGGCGCATATAACCCGCAGCCTTACTGACGACACATCCTATAATCTTTCCTCCGCCAGTCTCACGCAATTCCACGCCGACCCATTGTTTTGACCGCAAGAGGTCGGCGCACTGTGCGCTGTCCAGCTTAAGTTTAATACATAGGTCGGTGGGGTAAAAATGGGCGGACAAGAAATCGGTATATTCGGCTACGTAAGCAGGGTCCATACGACGCACACTATAGGATGTATTGGATGGTATTGCGCATGGTGGTAGGGCTGGTGATGGGGGAAGAAGGGAGGGTTCGGCGGGGCTTGCTCCAAATAGTTGAAGACCTTTGCGCCAGAGATAGGTGGGCCAGCCGACGGCGGGTGCGTCGGTCCAGAAGTGTGGATATGTAGTCTTGGCGGACATTATTTCCTATAGTGTTAGTCGGTGGGCGGAGTTTAGGTCTAAAAACAATATTTTGTAAACATAGAGGGTAGAATGTCCGTCTCAACATTAGAGCATGTGCGATTTGATTTTTTGGGGCCTGAGCCTGAAAAGGCCTCTAATAACCCGCAAGCGCTAGCACAGCGATGTCAGGCGGGCGGATGTAGGAAGAAGCTCGGTCTAGTCCCAATACAATGTAAATGTAAGGGTTATTATTGTGCCGGCCACAGAGCCGACGCGGAACATCAATGTTCCTACGATTATAGGGCCGAACATCGCGCCCAACTGAACACATCTATGGTGAAAGTCGCTGGAAAGAAATTGGATACATTATAGGATTGATTCGGTGGGGAGTTTACATAACAAAGATTGTCTTATTTATGTAAAAATGGTGGTGGCCTTATAATGGAATTGGTTCCGCGCGGCTCAAATACATTGCCACAATGGAGGGCGACCAGCGTCCCATGAGTGCCGTGTGATGCGGGTCATACCAGGCAATTGCGTCCTTTTCGCGAACGTCTTTGCGAAGTCGCTCCCAGGCTTTAGGGTGTTCATGTAGCCAGTTGAATTCGCCGAGTGCGTTGGATATTTCTCTTGGAGTGACATATGCCTGGAATACATGATATTGGAAATAATGGTTATCTGGGTAGTCTCGTTCACGACCTTGGTAGACTAGACCGGTATGGCGGAGTTTCTGTAGTTGATTGATTTTCGCCTCTTCGCCGACTTCACGACGAATATTTTCGGACAAGATTTTGAGGAGTGGTGCGTCCTTGTGCCTCAAACCGTTGCCCCCTTTAGGGTCAGGTGTTTGACGCGTCAAACAGTCTTTGCCTTCCATTTGACCCTTTGGTGGTTCCCATACTTTGCCTGCTGGGGCCGCGCCGTGTCTCTTCACGACAATGAAGCGGTTAGGGTCCCAGAGAGCGCCCTTTTCATGAATGAAACATGCGGAGCGTAAATATACACGCCAGCCATCTGTCGGATGTTGGACATAGAAATAGCGCTTATGTGGGGCATAGGCAAGTCGTTCTGCACCGCGAATTAGACCGGGTTGAAAAACATCATGAATTATTGTTGCGGCACTCATTGGGTTGACAATTAGATGTTTGTCTACATTAGTCTGGAGTTTTTGTTTTAGGTCTAGTGGACACTAGAGCTGACCAAAGGGCTAAAGAAATACATTATAGGATGTGTAAGATTAAGACCAGAATGCCAAACTATTGCGATAACAAAGTGACAATTATCGGCCACAAGGAGGACCTTGACATAATGGAAGATGAGAAGCTCACATTTTCCAAGTTTGTTCCACGTCCAGCCGACCAAGAAGAGAACTGGTATGAGTGGAATAACGCACATTGGGGAACAAAGTGGGAACATGCCGAGTATGAATTGCTGATGCGTGAAGACAATATCTATGTTGCTGCTTTTAGAACTGCCTGGGCACCTCCCCTAGCATTTTTTGAGTCTCTATTAAAACTCTATCCGCGTTCATGGATTAAGTGCCAATTCAGAGAGGAAGATTGTCTAGCCGGTGTCTGGGTTGGCTATATGAAGTCTGGGAAAGTTGTAGAAAAGGGCAGCACATGGCTAGAGCCGATGCCCTATTTGACCACGACGGGTGAGATTTATATTCCAGAAGAGGCCGAGGCCGAGACCGAGACAGCGACCAAGCCAGACCACGACGTGGAAATAAACTTGACCCAGAATTCACTATAGTGAATATTTGGATGAGGATAGTATGTTCTTATTGAGAACTTCCAAGAATACATCTTTACTTATCTGTGTTATCGTAGAGCCAATGGATACGAGTATATAGGCTATACTGAAAAGCACCATTTCTGGTAATAAATATTTATTGTTAAAGACGATGTTTATGAAGAAGGCGCATATGAGGACGAAGAGTGTTCCTATGAAGCCTGCTATTTTGCCGACGGACGATTTCTGTGAGAAAAAGTGTTCGTAGGATTTCATGAGTGCGCAGAAGAAGGAGATGGAAAACACTATAGAGAATGTGTTTAGTTGGGTATAGTTGAAGTTGAGGACGGCCAGAATGAGGAGGAGAATAAATGTAATGTTGGTTATTTCGGCGAATATGGATTGGACAAAGAGATTAATTTTGGGGTCCACAAGGTATTCACCTTTTTGTTTTATGAAGTCTGCGACGTCGTCGGCCAATAGGCCGTTTGCCTCCAGCATTTTTTGTAGGAAGTGCTGGCAATTATTTTGGAATATGTCAAAGTTGTTGAGGTTTTCGCCGAGGGCTTCCTTGCCTTTTTCCATGAAGTCCTTGAAGGTGAGTGATTTTTCGGCGACATTCTCAATCGTCTTATAGTGTAGGTTGGAGCTTGTCGTATATTTTTCTGAAATGATGATTTTATTTTGTTTCTCCAGGAGTATATAATGTTGTCTATTATTATGCTGGAAGCCGACCACCATAGATGTGTGGTTGAAGTCTTCAATATCGGATATTTCGCGTATTTTCTCAATGTCAAAATGGCCGAGACTGAGAATGTTTAACATTTTATAGTAAAGTCCCCTGACTGGTTTTTTACGGAGCTGTATGTAGTTGATTGTGGCGGTTTGATAATATTCTATGAATTGTGCTATATGAGGTGGATATGAAATATCCTCTTTTATATTTTTATGTAAGATGTCGTAGGTTTTATCCTTGACGATGTCTATTAGCTCACTGACGAGTTCTGGGCCAGCATCAGCGCCAGCATCAGCGCCAGCACCAGCGCTAGCACCAGCATCGGCGTCAGACACATCTACCGTTTTGGGCTGGGAGCCGAGGAATTTTTTATAGATGATATATGTTCCAGATAACGCAATAGGAATATTACAATTATTTGTGGAAAGATATGTTAGTAATGTATAACCTAGAGCATTGACGATTTCGGCTATAGTGAGTGGGATATTTTCTCGTATTCCTTCGGCATTATATATATCATTTGTTAATTTATATAATGACCCAAATAAAAATGATACCGCATATTGTCGGAACATTTGATATCTATTATGCTACTCTAGATGAGGGCTAGCGAGATGGACGCTCTAAACCGAATCATCACGCTCGGTCTCAGCAAAGCTGAGACTTTTAGAGACTGTCGTCTCTTTCAAACATCAACAAATAGGCGTATTCAAAGCCGATTGGAAGAAGGTCCTGGAATCCCACATATTTCCAGTGAGCGCGCTCGGCATCCGCTATAATGTTTGGGAATGACGGCATGTAGAGCTCATGTTTCTGGCGACGGACCTTGCCATCATCACTGAATTTTATCACTTCACGGAATTCGGCCTTGTTCTCGTCATCAGGGTCCAAGTCAAAGTCGCCCTCATAATCAATCTTATTGAATTTCACGACGCTCTTCTTAATGCGCTTGTCCGCGTATTTCTGCATACTGAATACGAAAGGACTGGCCGCGTCCAACATAGGGTCAAACTTATGTTTATTGACGACTTCCACGGCCATTCGCGCACCAGGTTTCGTCCAGCCGTGCATGTGGCGGAAGAAGAGCTCCTTGTCTTTCATGTAGTAGAGACTGAAATAGAAGACGACCACATGACTGAATTCGCCGAGGGAGCAGGCACTTACATTATAGGCATTGTCTTGTCTCCAAGTGATGGCGGATTTCTGTTCATCGCTCAAGTCCTTATTTTCCTCCAGGTTGGCCGCCGCTCGTCGCAACATTGCCGGCGACATGTCTAGTCCCACGACGGAACCTGCACCCATTTTTGCGAAGGCCGCGGAAGCAAGACCGGACCCACATCCCACATCTAGCACAGACCACTTTCCTATAGTGCGATGAGGTTGGTCTTCGGCCGTCCAGGCCTTTACACATAGGGCCGTTTCTGCTGCGAGCCTTGTGTGGCCGAGTGTAAGTTGGTCGTAGATTTCGGCGTAAGTATCGTCATATATAAGTCCTGGGTCAGTCATCCATGTATAGAGGGCATCGGTTTTTTCAAGGTCGCCTTTGAACCCTTCACGGTGTGATGCGAAGCCCTCCACCGCCTTTAAGTCACCTGTATCGGTCTCATAACTGATACGGACAAGGTAATGTATACACATGAGAACAAATAATATTAATACAATCCATTGAAACGTTGTCAATTCAACGGCCATATCTACTTGTTATCATGTTTCTTCTTTTGGGTTTTACTACGCCCCAGCTGGGTAGCCCTACAAGTCCGTGCTCTCGCAGACACAGAACACCCAGACCGCTTACTAGCGACTACACGGCACAAATCATAATAGGATTCCTTACTCTTCTTGTCAAGAGCCCCTTCCAGGCGACATTTCAGCGCCCATAATCGCGACTTTGCCGCCCCACTACCCCTGAAATCGCGGACACATTGCACCCGTGTCCCACAGTAGTCGTCAAAAACGGAGCGCCATTCGGCGAAAGGCATGACTGCGCCGAGTGAATTCCAAAACCGAGCCGAGTATTCAATACGTTCATCAGCAGTCAACAGATTATACTTGTTTTTTGTCGCGTCATCTAAGGTCTGTGCTTGCGTTAGCACTGAAGCTGGTGCATCGGGCATCGGTGCCGATGGTGCCGAGCCAGGATAATTATCAGCAATACAAAATAAGAATTCCCATCCAGGAAACGTCAACTCCGTGCAACCGAGACCAAGTAATTCCCTATAGTGTTTCTTCACAGCACTATAGGGTGGTGGGGCCGGTATATTTTGGCCCTGACTGCGGAGTTTGTCATTTACACAGTTATGGATTTTATAGAGCCAGCGACCCATCTTGCGATTATCCGCAGGTATAGGGTATTTTTCATAATAGGTGGTGAGACTGGAACGGCAGAATTTACAGGGGAGTATATAAGGAAGAAGAGACCAGAAACGGACATGTAGACCGTGCCAATATTCTTCGCCGACGGGTTTCATAGAGGCCTCGTTCTCCGCAATTAAATGGAGAAGACGCCAGCCAGATGGACCCCAGTATTTTGTATCCATGTTGGGAATGGTCTATCTATTTTTGGGTGGAGGGAAAGTTATTCATTAATTTTCATGTTATTTCTTTTTAACCGCATCTTCATAGATTTCATATTATTAATAATATTATTAATATTATTATTAGCATTATTAATATCTTTTAATGGGCGAATTGTATAAATAACATCTTTTATATTTTTAGAAGGAATAGACCATTCTGTAAAATAAATAATTTTCTGAAGAAGACCTGGATTAATGTTTGTGGTATGTAGACATATTTTTTTTATAATAGAGGATGTATTTTCTTCAGTCCACCAACTATTTGGCTTATTCATAGGAATTATATCATTAAATGTGTTTCTCTGTAATCTCAAAAAAGAAATAATATCTATAGTGTCGCCTATAGGAACTGCTCCGAATTTTTCCTCATACCAACCTAACTCTCCTTTTAAAAGTCGTCTTGTTGTTACAAAAAAAGGGGTTTCAACACTATTATCTATTTCATTATTAATGTTTGTCGTATCTTTTAATTTGAAAGATTTAATATGTGGATAATTGTCAATTACATATTTTAATAATGTGTTTACCATGTGAACTGTTCCTGTGCTTTTTTGAAAGTTCTTTGAACATGATGAGTAATAATTTACATTTAATAAATCTGCTATATCTCCATCATGAGGAACACTTAGTACAACACATTCTATAAAAGAATTATTTAATTGAATGATATTTACTATGTCAATATCATTACCATATTCTATTTTTACATTATAGGAATATATATCTGTTATTAATTCATAATAGGATGGGAGTTTAATTTTATTCTAATATAATTATAAAATAATATTTATATTAGATGTGGTTAGCAGAAATAAGTTTATTTATTATTTCTTCACTTACTTGCCGAAAATATTAATATCCAATGGGCTCAAATAAGGACGAACTTGTTGTAATGGTTGTTCCATTGCGGTACATTTCATCTTTGTTGCTGGACATTCACTACGTGGACATGGGGCACATGGTGAGCAGACAGTTGGTTCTGGACATTTAATCTCTGGGCATCGTGGGCGAGGACATGGTGGGCATTCGCCCTTTGCCTTTTGACATTTGGAGCAGTCCAAGATAACCGGTTGTTGTTTTGGAACAGAGGACTTGAGGACATATTGGCTTAAGTCTGGGACTGGTGGACATTCAGTCTTCAACATATACTTGGTCAAATCTGGCATTGCTGGACATGGAGGAACAGTGCTCTTCAAGACATACTTGGTCATGTCCACATCTTTACATGGAGGACATACGACATTTGCAATATCTCCACAGTTTTGACATGTGGCTTGTGCTGCGAACCCTTCGCGCATCTTTGATGCGCTTGGGTGAGCATCACCTTGTGATGCGAATCCCTCGGCAAGCTTTAAATTAAAGACACGAGCAATAATTAAACCCACGAGAATACCTACGATTAATATAAGAGCATTATTTATTAAACTGGTCTGAGCCATATTATCTAACAGTTTTTTAGAAAAAAATAACCTAGAATGGATACTTTGAGAATCTATTCTAGATTGGATGTGTGTTTATGCGCTACCGACCTTCTTCATGAAATCGTCTGGAGGACATCCCATAGTCAATGGTAAACCGGGGTCCGTGGAGCTTTTTAAGCGATTACATACGAGTGCTACATTGCCGCGCCAAGAGTAGCTCTCACTTACATCTTTTGGATTAACACAGCCGAACATTTTTGGGTCCATGCCAGCCTTTTTTATGGACGCACATACATGGTCTGCGCGTTCCTTCCAGTCAAAACCGCCCGCTTTTGGCTCCGCCATCATAATACGGGTTCCATCTGCGTTGAGGCCAGTAACACGACCCTCGTAGCCTTCTGTAGCCCCAGCTTCAGGTGCGTCTTCAGAAAAGCCCATAGCACTATAGGATGTATCTTCACTGGCACTCTTAGAATTAATGCTCTTGAGTGCGACACCTGCCTGGGCGAATTTAGCACCTGAAAGGTGCTCAAACGAGCCAACTTTGTTGGCGAGTTCCAGGGAGCGTGGAGAATCATACTTGAGTTCCACGCCAATGTCTCCCTTAGCCGACCAACTCATGCCGTCTGTGAGTTCGCCCATGTAAGCATCAATACTCTTTCCAATTTCGGACAATGTAATACGGTCCTTCCAGTTCATGTCGGCTGGAAAAATTTTCGCCAAGGCCGGTGGTAGGGCAACATTACGAATAATAGTCCCTATAGTTTTACTCGTATCACCGAGTCGCTCACTTATGGCGGCAATGTCATCATAATAGATTGGGACTTCGGACTGTTTAATGTCACCCTTTTCAAGACTGACAATAATGTCCTCTACATCACGACGAAGACGGTCAAGGGAAGCAAGACGTGCTATAGTGATAGCATCAGTGGAGTCTGCAGTAGATTTCTTGAGGCCTGTTATGGCTTGTTCTATTGCGACCTTGAAAGCCTGTAATTGGGATTGTGTGGCGGGTGTTTGAATGGTGGTAGGGTCTTCTTCTGGTTCATCCACTTGTGATGTGAACCCCTCGCTCACAACACCAGCATCGGCATTTGCGCCAAGAAGTTCAGTTCCACTGTTGGCCTTAATTTTGCGGGCCTCTTTTTGTAAGTAGCGCAGATTACTCATTATAGAGGTCAGTTCCTTTGTGGTAATTACACTTGGAATTCCGGGATTTCTTTCTAGCACATCTACTTGAGTAATGAGTTGACCGAGGTCAGCACGGGCCTGTTGAAGTGGCAGGACGAGTGCTGGACTACATTGATTTTCAAGGGCCGGTGCTTCAAATCCGAAGAATGCCTGGACTTGTTCCATAGCACTGAGGAGTTGAATGTAGCGAGCCGGTTCAGTTCCTGGGTTACGATATGGCATGACCGCTGCGCGGGAAGGTTTATAGGAGCTCCAAGGAAGGCTGCCGGTCTCGGCACTTGGCTCGCCAACGCCTACACCGAGTTGAGCAGCGTCAGGCTTTACTGGGTCTCTGACAAGTGTCTTTGGAGCACAGGCCGCCTTTACCTGAGTATCTTCCACGGTATACGATATGAAAGGCTCAAAGTATGTCTTACGATAGACAGTAAAATATATCAAGGCGACGACAATGACACCTATGAAAATTATATAACCACCGTTCATGGCAATATCTACATAGGGTAGATAAGTTATAGGCCAGTCTAGAGACATCTCACCATAGAAGTCCAGTAGTAAAAATGACCACACTCACTATAGAGAATATTCCCATTTATTGTATTAACCTCGCAACTAGAACCGACCGTTGGGACCGTATTAGGGAGCGGTTTACCAGTTATGGTCTACCAGTAAGGCGTTGGTCCGCGGCTACGCCTGATAAGGTCGTTGGGAACTACGTCGGCTATTTGAATCCTGTTCAGCGCGCATGTACATATTCGCACATTAGTCTTTTTGAGCACGCACTTGCCATGAATTATGAGGCAGTTTTCATTATAGAAGATGATGCGGCATTTCGTCATGATTGGAAGGGTATAGTCGCGGAGAAGTTGGCTCACATTGGAACAGAAGACCCAGAATGGGATGCTCTCTTTCTCAATGTTGCCGAAGAGGTGACGCCATTTGAGACCTGGAGACCGGCACGAGACCAGTGTTTGGCCGGTGCATATATTATCCGTAAGAAGGCTATAGAGTATATATTGGGGACACATACGGCCATGTATTATTGTATTGACTGGATGACACAGATTCTACAGGCACGAGGACATAGCTACACCTATTTCCCCTGGCTGGCAATTCAGGAGGGGAGTACATCAGACATACAAGGCGGGGCGCCGACGGCAGATTTCCAGAAAGTAAGGAGGCTCTTATCATGGGCGGGCTATCCGTTGGCCAATTATGACATATGTGCCGGCAAATAAATATATAGACTGATGTATAAAATAATACATCAGTCGCGCTCTAGTGCCCATTTTATGGTCACTAGACTAATCGTATCAAATATAATTATATATTTCGGTCAACCCATTTAGAGCTTACATGACCAACATGGGATTTCGTCCTTGTGGACATAGTCGCGTAAGTTAATCACATTGACTTTAGGGAATTTGGCGGCGAAGTCGCAACCCTGGCTGACAGCTGGTGTTTTGGTATCCTTGACAACATCGCTGGTAGTGGTGCATGTGCTTTCTGGCTTGGACACATCTGGGATTTCAACAGGTGGTTCTTTGCCGAATTCAACTTTACATTTCTCGTCTGCCTTTGTGTCCTTCTTGAGTGCCTTCAAAGCGGTGCTAAGAACATCATCTATAGTGCTGTCTTTCTTCTTGTCTGTTGGAACGCCGACGGAGTCCATGGCTTCCTTGGTAATTGTAATATCAAATTCTGCCGCGAGTTCGTGGAAACAGTCAATGTCGTAATCGCTATTGTCCTTCTTACAACTTGCCATCTTATCATAGGCGGCTTCTATTGCGTCGGTCTTTAACTTTGTTTCGCCAGCAATGAGCGCAAGGTTCTTGAAGAAACTGACACGGTAATCCTTGGTGGATTGTGCTGGAACTACTGGTTTTTGCTCTGCTGGTGCTGCTGGTACTGGCACATCTAAAACGAATTTTTGCAATAAAGCATTATAGCACATTGGTTTAACATATTCAGTGTTTCCTACTTTAGTTATAGCACATATATCAGGTAATGTTGCCATATAATCACGAACACTCTTTTCAAAATTAATGAGATTAAATGTTTTTGGATCCATAATACCCTTTCTAAACATTAAACCTGGTAGAATAACATTTTCAATAGCTCTAATTTCTAAATTTGCTGTAGAACTATTATGTAATAAATACTCAGGAACTACTTCATATTTATTTACTAATGCTTCAAAACATGGTTTCATTATTTTTGTCTTATCTGAAGTTGAACATGCTGTAACAGTTTTTATATCATCTAAAATAGTTGAAACAGTAATATCTTTATTCTGTTGATATTTTATTAAATAGCTTATAAGAGATAAACTGTCAGGTGGGTAATAGTCCATTGAATCTGCGAACCCTTCGCTCATCAAAGATGAGCTTGGGTAAGCATTACTTCGTAATGCGAACCCCTCAAGCCATGGCTTGCTTGGATTAAAGTAATAATATAAAAATACGGCGACGACGAGGACCGCGACGACCAATAAAAATGTTGTATTGAATTTCTTCATTTCTACTCCTATCTATTAGACACCCCCTATAAAAATTGACTGCTCCAAACAGCAAAAGAAAGCACTATAGGATATGTGATTGAGAGGGAGAGATGAACTGGTTAGCAGAGACACATCCTGATTTAGAAGGGGGCGACCAAGTCGGTGTAGACGAGGCGGGACGCGGGTCTTTCTGGGGTCCACTCGTCGCCGCGGCGGTCATATTACCGCGTATAGGAGACTTGGAACATACACATCCTCTTCGGGAAAATGTGCTTCTCATTAAAGATAGCAAGAAGTTATCAGAAAAGCGCCGGCTCAAAATCTACGATATAATCATGGAACATGCCGTTGCAGTCGGCGTCGGTCGTGTAGAGGCGGCCGAAGTAGACCAGAAGAATGCGTTTTGGGCAAATTCGGTTGCATTTCGCCGCGCATTAGATGATTGTGTGAAGGACTATGTGAAACGCCGACCGACCAACCCATGGCCGCAATCCTATGGTGTAATCTTGGATGGTCATTTGCCCCTGCCAGATTGTAGACCAGGAGAGTCTCATGTAAATGTGGAGAACGGCGATGCCCTCTATTTACCCGTGGCCGCCGCATCTATTGTTGCCAAAGTGACCCATGACCACATTATAGAGGATTGGTGTGTAGCACATCCACGGGAGGCGGCGGTCTATGCACTGGCGACCTCTAAGGGCTATGGAACGGCCGCACATCGCGCCGCCCTACAGCGCCATGGACCACTCCAGGACCACCGTTTGTCTTATCTGAAGAAGACGGTTCCATCTGCGGCACTTCGTGGGCCAGAGATTATGGATGAGGAGGATGTCAATTAGGGCTAAATAATAATATAGATTTAATAAGGTAGATATAAAAAATGAGAGCATGTTCCCGCGTATATACAAAATTTTTCTCAGATATTAATGAAAAATTAGATAAGCAAATCGGTTCTGGAAAAATACGAACAAGTCAAACACGCCATAGAGTATACGCTATAGTGAATAATATTAGAGATGCTGGATTTACACGAACAATTGTAGACCGTTATTCTTTATTAACGGACAAGATGCTGGGTGATTTTAATGAAAAAAATTTTTCTGTTGAGATTATTAAAAACTACGCACGCCGTTTTCCTTATAAGGATAATATTTCTACAACCTTGCGTCAATTTGGACTTACAAGTGTTAAAGCATCTCATGTTCAAACCATATTTGAACCCATGCAGGGCGATAGTTATACTAATACACAAATTATTGACCTTGCTATAGAGTATTTATTTGGATTATCTTCTCCCTTATTGGGTGATAAAACCACAATACATTATTATAATCCTGAAATAGTTGGCACATGGTTTGAGGGAAAGGAGGGAAAATTTTTTTATAATTTTCCAGGAAGATGTGATGAAAGCACTATAAAGAATATTTATGCGGCAATTCAATCAAGGGTATCTAGTCCTGATGTTGATACACATGAAATATATTATCATATGACGAGTTGGTATTGGGCAAATGAAATATGCGACCAAATCGTCTATAGTGCGGGCATGCCCTGTTTAGATTTTGGTTGGAATGGTTCGTTCTATGTATCCAATAAATTGAAAAATGCTATAGATTGGTATAAAAAGAAATCAAAAGCCTTTGGAAATCAAATCGCTATTGTAGTCTTTAATATTCCAAAAGTATTTCCTTCGCACTTGAAATATAAGGAACTTGCAGGAGAAGAATGGATAACAATAACGAAAAAGTCGCGAATATGCCGCGACGATGTGCGTAATAAAGAAATAAAAATTTCTGAAATGCCAGAATTACGCCGTATAGATTTTGTACATGGCCCAATGGTAAGTAATGGTCAGGAAGTTGAAAGTACTTATGTAAATCCGAAAACACATAATCCTCCAAAATATCAATTGGCAAGTAAAACGGATGCAGGATGTGAATATCTCTATGAAAATATTCTTGGTATAATATTTTTTCAAAAGTATATACCAAAATGAAGTTATTTTATTTTTTTTGAAAAAATATAAAACCAAGTATTCTAGTCTGTAAAAAGGCATCTGCTTTATCGGTCTTGCTTGCTAATTGTTTTTTCGGTGGCCTGTGTGTGCGTGGAGTATCACCCTTATTCACAGCATTACAATTTTCCACCATATTTCCATATACAAAATCATAAGTTCGTAATTCTGGCAATTCTTCATAATTATCTATTCCTTCAATGTCATCATCTTCATAATTATGCTTATAGCAACGGCGTGACTTCAACAGAACACTGGTCCATTCATCACCATTCAAATCCTTTTTTTTATATTGCAAAGGAAATATTTTTGGAATTGAAAAAATAATAACCGCCGATTCTCCAGAAAATCTCCCCTTTCTACTAGCCCAATCAATCGCATCATCCACAGATAATCCTACATAAAAACTCGGCTCGGTTCCAAAGTCCAAGCACTCCTCTCCATTATTATGACTTATTCTTCCCACTAAAATATCTTTTGCACTTTTCCAATCCGTCGCATGATAAAAGAATGTATTATTCTTCTTATCAATGTCAATATTACCTATAATGTTCACTATAGATGGTTTTGCCTCTGGTCCACAGACCATTGGTATATTATATACTTTTTGTTTTTTATATGTAAACCATTCATGCCGCAGAGTATCATTATAGAGGAATAATTTCCCTGGTTCACCTATTGGAGCATATTTATCACCGAAATGATATTCAATGGCAATTTCAAGGAGTTGTTCGTCCGTATAATATGTGTTTTCAAAAACACTGACCGCATATTCTATATCCTTTGCCATAGATTTCTTGAGACCTGTTCGTTGTAGAGCGTCAGATATACTTTCATCATCGGCTGCACCGTCATGTGACCATACTTTCACTAAATTACGAATAATAGAAACATCCCTATAGTGCTCAAAATCATCGTCGTATATATTTTTAAACTTCTTATCTATAAATGATTTCTTTAATGAATAATTTTGTAAAATACTTCCTATATGTTTCACTTTAGTCTTTGTCCGTGTTCTTCCAGCGCCGTGCTGAATTTCACCATTCATAATTTTATTAAGATTAGTGAAATATTCTAATGTAGACTGGTTATACTTCATTCTTAATTTATTCTATAATATACACTATAGAATGTTTTAGCCCTACTTCCCACCGACTTCCTCAATCTCTACGCCGGCTAAGCCGTGGAAGAACCGCAGTTCGGCCGGTGAAAATCCCCAGGCGTTCGTTGGTTTTTTGCTAGCGCTATCGCTGGTGCTTTCATCTGGAATGTAGCGACCAGATGTGTTCTTTCCGTGGAGGAACGATACAACGATTTGACCGGCTGGTATTTCAAGGACACGGCCAGCGGTTCTGCCGACAAGAAATCCTTCGCCCTCTGATACGGCCACTCCCTCAGGAAATCGTCGCTCATCCCAGAATGACCGCTTATAACATAGCGACGCCTCGCTAATGCGTTGAGCCATAGAGAGTGCATAAGGTGGGATGGTCATGAAAGAACGCGCCGTCTGTAGACAATACCCTGGAACACCTGTGATTGTCACGCAATCAGCGTCAGGGTTTGATTTCAGCCACGACACACGCCGACGGAAACTTGTTGGTGGATAATAGTCGTCCGCGTCCATGTGAACTAAAATGTCATGTGCCGCATAACGGACACACATATTACGCAACTCTCCTATAGTGGCATCATGATTGTCTACTGGAATATATGTGAGCTTGGCCGGCTCTATCTTCTGACCCATCTGAAGTATAACTGGCGCCTTTGAAAGCTGCATAGGCGTGGCGTCACATATAACAATTTCCAGTTTTTCTAATGGATAATCCGTTGTCATCACATTATAGAGAATTAAGTTAATAAAGTTCTGATAATTCTTCAAGGGGACAAGAACAGAAATCGGTGGACAATCCTCTGGTTTCACTACAGGTGGTAATTGGCCGAGTTGTCTCGCAGTTGCTGCCTGAGCACACATGGTAGCGAGGCCAGCGAAAGTAGTCTCATACGCTGCCTTCATCGCATCGCAGAATGCGCGTTGGCTCTTCTTAACGGCCTTTTCATCGGCAGAAAGCAAGGCCTTGCCAGCGGCCAATAATACATCCCTTGTCACCCCAGATAAATCTCCTATAGTGTATGCGCTGCTGTTCTTTCCATAATATTCACTATAGGCTGGTATGTCATTTATCATCATATACGCGCCGGCGGCGACTGCTTCTGCGGCAACGAAACCGAAAGACTCTGCCTGTGAACAGCATATATGGCCCTTATAGGCTGCTGCGGCGGTGCGATGTTGGGCCGGTGTAATATAGGCCTTGGCAATGCTCACATTCTTTGCCAGGGCAATACCATCTTCTTCAAAGGCGAGGTCGGCGGTCGTGTAGACTTTGACCGGCGGCATGTCAGCGGTCCAGAGTGGTAATATTTTCTTTGCTGCGGCAATCTTGTTCGCCGACCCGCCGACGAACCAGACCCAGCCGGCTATGGTGTTGTCCTTGGACACGAACTCGCGAGGTTCCAATGTCCCCTTCCAGCGTATAATGTGGCTTGGTTTGTTGGCGAACACATGCGCAAGCTGAGCCTTATCCGCCTCCGTCTTAAATATGACAATGTCAAATGACGCAACATATTCATTCCATGTGTCCATCCACCATTCGCCATTGACCATCATTACACGAACTGCGGCCCATGGAAACCACACAGGATGTGGAACTTCCAGGAACACGACCACATCTACTGCCTCACATGGTTCACGCGGGTCCTTGATACTCACTTTGAGACCATGGGAGCCATGTGCTCGCCCCCATGCTATCCAGGATTCCTTGAGTAATTCGGCGTCCTTTGCGAGACCGTAATTGTTATTTTTGTTGACAATAATGGCAATATGTTTCATTTTACACTATAGGATGTGTTGTGGAGTTTATTTAGGTGTGTTTCACTGGCCGATGAAAACCCTTCCATAATGTAGATATGGTAGGCGAGAGAAGAAACACACCTTTCGCATGTTGGACCGACCCTGATGCCCCGTTAGAGCGCATGTCTGGACCCGCATGGTCTCAGGCACTTAAAGCCGAAGCCGCGGCGGCAGCTCCTATACTCGCCAAAACGGCCCCAAGAGCAATCGCCTATAGTGCCGCTTATAAGAAGACAAAAGATGCTACGCCCAAATATAAGTATATGCTTGGGAATGTGATTGAAGTGACTGTGCTCAACCGCTTTACCGTCATGTGGAATTTCGTTGGACAAGGGAACAAATGGACCGAAGCCCGTTCCGTAATAGTGTCGCCATGTGGGTCCTATGTTCTTTCCGTGGAAAATGATGTAGACGCCGACGCAAAGGGCAATGAAGACTACACCCTCACCGTCTATAATGCTCATTCTAAGCGCATGCTCTGGTTTACACCGCATGTGGGCGAACAAGTCGCCGTCGTAGGCGACAGCGTATATTACACGCAAATCAAGAACAAGCTCTGGAATTGCGCGGTAATTTCGTGCGACCTCGCCTCAGGACGAACGCACAGACCGGTGACCGAAACGGCGAATTACCGCGAAAACTATAGCATTGAGCGTGGACCAGATGGTGCCGTCTGGATAGGCCTGGAAGATTCACAGGACTTCAAGTATATGGCTATAGGAAATGATGGAGAACTACACCCTTCCACTGGTCCACATAGCATACCACGCGGGTGGCGAATGCCAGGTCAAGGGCAAGGAACTCAAAGAAAGAGTATATACGGAATAGACACCGTCTGGCCATCTCTCGGCCTCTTAGTGACAAAGACACATGGGTCCAAGTCTCTCTGGAAATGCTATAAGGACCGTCCAGCACAATTACTCCTGGAAATCCCCGCAGGTTTCATACGTTTCCACCCAGACATATACTATAGACGACTAGTTGAAAGACCACGGGCCATTCCATTTGTCGTCGCCAGACCAGACGCACATTTGACACACTATAGGATTGTGGGTGAGGACTTGACACATGTGACCCGTGTTAGCCCATTGCGGTCGGTGGCCAATGGTCTCGTATGTGAACGTCGCCAGACAACGAGCGAGGACGGGTCGGCGGTCCATTACATTGTCGTCACCAGTAAGAGGGCTGGAAAGGCCGTGCGACTCCTGGTCACTGGCTATGGTGCTTACGGAATGGAATCCGCTGCCGCTATGATAAAGGAGCGTTGGGGTCCACTCTTGGATGCCGGCTGGGCTGTAGTCGTGGGATTTATACGTGGTGGTGGCGACCATACAGAGGCCTGGGGCAAGGCGGGTCGGCGGTCTGGGCGTTTAAAGTCCTGGCAGGACATGGAGGCGGTCATTAGAGACGCACAGAAGTCATGTCGCATTGGACCGGCGCAATCGTGTATATATGGACGCAGCGCGGGCGGATATCTCGTTGGGGCACTGCTTGGTCGCAATCCTGGTGGCAACCTGTTCAGGGGAGTGTATACGGAGGTTCCATACGTGGACGTTCTACAGACCACTACGAATCCTACGCTACCGCTAACGCGAATAGAATATGGTGAGTTCGGCAATCCTGGGGAATCGTTGGCCGATTTCATAACGGTCGGTCTATCAAGTCCAGCACTGACTGCGGCACTTGTTCCATGTCCTGCTGTTTTTGTGCTGGCCCGAACTGCCGTGAACGATGTCCAGGTCTATCCATATGAGACCGTCAAATGGGTCAGACGCCTGCGAGAACACGACTTGGGTCTGAAAAATAGCCGACCAAAACTCACTATAGTGAATAGTGGACAGGGTCATTTTACACCGCCCGATGAAGAGGTGGCACAACATGGCCTGGACGCCGCTATCTTGGAGGAGTTGATGGGCTAGGACGGGCTGGACGCACGGTGCGTATAAAAATCTCCGTATAGGGTATAAGATAATCAAAAATGGCAGACCGTAAATCCCGTAGAATGAACCGCAAGAGCCGCAAGGCAGAGCGTAAGAGTCGCAAGACCCAAATGCGCAAGAGTCGCAAGGCACAACGCAAGAGCCGTAAGGTCAACATGCGTAAGAGCCGTAAGCAAAACATGCGCAAGAGTCGTAAGGCACAACGCAAGCACTAAATTAATTACCCATAATAAACCTAAAAAAATAGTTTTATTATAGTCTAAATGTCATTTCCCCCGCCAGTTACACTGGTAACCGCATGTTATTCTTTAACAAAATATAACCCATCTGCGCGTTCACCAGAAAAATGTATAGAAAGCGCAACCCCTTTATTATCGGTTCCATGTTATTTAATTATTTATTGTAATGCCGAACTATATCCAATAATCAAAGGTTATCGCGATACCCATGGACTAACTGCCTTAACACACTATAATGTAATTGAATTAGAAGACTTGTGGACTTATAAATGGAAGGATGCAATAGTCGCAAATAGAGAAAAGTATTGGCCTACGCGTGATTCTCGTGCAGGCTATGAATCACATATTATATGCTGTAATAAGTTTGATTTTGTTCTAAAAGCCACGAAGAACAATCCATTTAATACGGCAAAGTTCGCGTGGATTGATGGCAATATCGGACCAAATGGCTCAAAAATATCCGAATTTTATGAAAATAATATGGTCCTGTATATATTAAATAATATCGGCCAAAAATTCCGTATTCAAATATTGAATGTGGTAGATAAGAAATTTGCACTAAAAGAGCACAAGGCGGAATATTACCAGCACTATAGGTGGTTGGTTTGTGGTTGTCTTTTTACGCTTGAATTAAATCCGACAAATGTTCGTATATTAGAACGATTAAAAGATGTTTTTGCGATGACGACAGAGGCAGGCTATGGGCATGGAGAAGAAATGCTTTATTTGGAAGTTCTTGATGAATTCTACCACGACATAGACCGCGCCTATGGTGATTACAAGCATATTCTACATAATTTCATTGAACCGACGCGAGGCCATGACTACATTTACAATAATATTATAAAGCATTATTTACAGCGAGGTTATCATCGTGAATGTTATGATGCCGCGCGCACATTAGTATCCGTATATGAAAGTTATAGAACCGCCATAGATTATCGTTTGTATGTTCTCGCACTCTTTGATATGTATGTTGCGTCATATTATACATGCCGTCATGAATCTCGCTATATAGTGCAAAAATTTCGTCGTCTATGTGCGGTCAATCCATATTTTAAGACCGAGTTTGATAAGAACGCGCATTTTTACGAATCACAATTTCAATACTTAGGATGATTCGGTTGATTCGGCTGGTATAAAGAAAATAAATGAAATTAAAATTAAATAGAAAATGGAATATATTGATAAAGTAATATATATAAATCTGGACCATCGCACGGACCGTCGTTCCGATTTTGAGGCCGAATGCAGGCGCGTCGGCATACCAGACGAAAAGATAGTCCGCTTCCCAGCAATTAAGACCGACCCATCTATAGCCGGCGTGGGTTGTTCACGTAGCCACGCTGCAGCCTTACAACTTGCACATGAACAAGGTCTCAAGAATGTACTTATATGTGAAGACGACTGTAATTTCCATGCAGACCCCGCAATTTTTCATGAGCGACTTGCATATTTTTTTCAGAAGGGGCTATCATGGGATATTGTCCAACTGGCACATTGCGCTCATTCTTCATCTGTTTATGATAATGTATTATCTATAGCATATAGTTCAGGCAATGCCGCATGTTACTTAGTAAATGCGCACATGATTGAGCCCCTATCAAAAACAATTGCCGACGCGGCCGAACCATTAGAACGAACCGGTCAACATTGGATTTATCAAAATGATGTGGCCTGGTGCAAGTACATGCCCGCCGGTCGCTGGTATCTCTTTACCGAGAAACTCGCATATCAACGGCCATCCTATAGTGATTTGTCGCAGACCTATATTCCAGAACCACGATAGCTCCACATATTTCCCACCAATACACTATAGAGATGTGTTGTTGGAGACGACGTCACTCGCCAGTAGCGCCCGTTCAAGGAGAAAAGGCGGTAAATCCAGACGATATACTGGTGCCCGTTATTAATTACGAGAATGTATGTGGCCTCTATGGTGTTCATATGCGCACCTATAAGAAAGTGCTGGAGGATGTATTCTTCAAATATGTCGTGGATGGGAAAGTCCTTTATACGCGCTCCGTTCATGACCAGCTATGTGATGTGCGGCGGTTGATTGAGCTGGACTTGACAAACTTGGAGACACTCGGTCGGCTTGAGGCGGCTAAGAAGCGCCAGAAGGAATACGACGAAACGACAATGGGCTATATGTTGCGCATGTATCAGATGTATACGGACGATTGTCTAATCCTGGAGGACGGTCTGGAGAAGAACCCACAGGTGCGGACTATGATCACACTACAGATGATATCTTAGTTTAAGAATTTTAGATTTACTACATTATAGAGAACAATGCTTCTTACTACGTTACTCATTGCGAACGCCACATTTGGCGAATGGCTCAAATTCCACGGCAAGTCCTATACTTCCGCCGAGGAATACAAATACAGAGAAATAGTCTACGAAAAGAATGCCGAATTTATTACCGCACACAATGCCAATCCAAACAATACATGGACAATGGCTCTCAACAAGTTCGCCGACATGACCGCCGACGAGTTCGGTTCCCGTTGGACCAGACAAGGCGGAATTTTGAACCGACCAAGAGCCGGCGCCAAAATGTACGCCCAAACATTATTGCGTGCAACTCCACCGACCACAGTTGACTGGGTCGCCGCCGGCGCCGTTACACCAGTAAAGAACCAGGGACAATGTGGCTCATGTTGGTCCTTTTCCTCCACTGGTGCTATGGAAGGCGCCTGGTATCTTGCCAAGGGCCAGCTCGTCAGCCTATCAGAACAGCAACTCGTAGACTGTTCCACGGCAGAGGGAAACAATGGCTGTAACGGCGGTATGATGGACTACGCATTTCAATATGTAATCAGCAACGGCGGTATCACATGTGAGGACGATTATTCCTATAGTGGAACAGGACCAAATGCGTGCCAGGTAAAGGGCAAGCCAGTCTGTGCAAAGTTTACATCGTATCAAGATGTGGTTCCAAACTCTGACCTCGCCCTAATGGCCGCAATCGCACAACAACCGGTCAGTATTGCCATTGAAGCCGACCAGTCCGCCTTCCAGTTTTACAGTGGCGGTGTCATGACCGCTGCGTGTGGAACAACATTGGACCACGGTGTGCTCGCCGTAGGATATGGGACATTGAACGGAGTGGATTACTATAAAGTCAAAAATTCATGGGGACCAGATTGGGGCGATGCAGGCTATATTATGCTCGGCCGTGGGTCTGCCTATGCACCAAACGGACAATGTGGTATATTAATGGCACCATCTTATCCAATTGTGTAAATTAGACCATAAATATTTTAAACCTTGACTTAAAAAATTAATTCTAACTATTAATAGTTATATAATACTAACAATTAAAAATTTCTATAGAAATGTCATTTCAAAGATATAATGAAGAATATTTAAATAAACTCTTAAAAGGAGATGGTGCAAGTATTCTAGGAAATTATATAAATTATAATAGAGATTTGAAACCAAGATTTAAGTGTTCTTGTGGCAAAGTAGAAAATTCACGAACTTTTGAACATATGTCTAAAAAAGGGGCACGTTGTCATGATTGTATATTTAAAAATGCTTTAAAAAAACGTAATGAAACAATAAAAGCTAAATATGGTGTAGAGTGTGTTAGTCAAATAGAAGCAGTAAAAGCAAAACGTGTAGAAACGAATATTAAAAGACATGGTGTTGCTGTTCCATTCCAATCTAAAGAAGTTAAAGAAAAAATTAAGGCGACAAATCTAGAACGTTATGGAGTAGAACATAATTTACAACGTAAAGAAGTCAGAGAAAAAATTAAAGAGACAAATCTAGAACGTTATGGAGTAGAAAATCCATTACAATCAGAAATAGTAAAAGATAAGATTTGTAAAACACTCCAAGAAAAATATGGAGAAAATATTATTAATCCATTTCAAGCAGAAGAAGTTAAAGAAAAAATTAAAAAAACAAATCTAGAACGCCTTGGTGTTGAACATCCAGGACAATCTGAAGAAGTTAAAGAAAAAATTAGAGCGACAAATCTAGAACGGCTTGGAGTTGAATATCCAGGACAATCTGAAGAAGTTAAAGAAAAAATAAAGGCAACAAATCTAGAACGCCATGGAGTAGAACATACTTTCCAATCTGAAGAAGTTAAAGAAAAAATGAAGGCGACAAATCTAGAACGTTATGGAGTAGAAAGTCCATTACAAAATAAAGAGATTATGGAAAAAGTTAAATCTACAAATCTAGAACGTTATGGAGTAGAAAATCCATTACAAAATAAAGAGATTATGGAAAAAGTTAAGGCAACAAATCTAGAACGCTTTGGTGTTGAATATCCAGGACAATCTGAAGAAGTTAAAGAAAAAATGAAGGCAACAAATCTAGAACGCATTGGTGTAGAATATACTTTCCAATCTGAAGAAGTTAGACAAAAAATTAGAGAGACAAATCTAGAACGCTTTGGTGTAGAAAACCCTTTACAAAATAAAGAAATTATGGAAAAACTTAAATCTACAAATCTAGAACGTTATGGAGTAGAATATACTTTACAATCTGAAGAAGTTAGAGAAAAAAGTAGAGCGACAAATCTAGAACGCTTTGGTGTTGAATATCCAGGACAATCTGAAGAAGTTAAAGAAAAAATAAAGGCGACAAATCTAGAACGTTATGGGGTAGAGCATGTTCTTCAGAATCTAGAAATTATGGAAAAACAGCAAAAAAATTCTTTCAACTTTAAAGATTTTGTTATGCCATCTGGGGAAGTTCGTAAAGTTCAAGGGTTTGAACCATTTGCTCTAAGAATTCTTGTAAATATATATTCAGAAGAACAGATTAAAACAGGTACGTCTAATGTTCCACACATTCGTTATAAATACAAAGGAAATGATAGTTATCATTCTCCAGATATCTGGATTCCACATGAAAATAGGATTATTGAAGTCAAATCAACAAGAACATATGAATTGGATAGAGAAAAAAATCTTGCAAAAAAAAAAGCATGCGAGGAACAAGGGTATAATTATGAGATTTGGTGTTTTGATAAGAAAGGTAATAAGGTTGAATTATAAGTTTGAAACCCAATTTATATAAATAAATTCTATAGTGCTACTTTGAGAAACACTATAGGATTCTATCTTAGACATAATTCTTCTTGAATACATCATAATTATATCCGAGTATGGCGAAGACGACGACTTTGAAATGTCCGCCGACCTCGTCCAGGACACGCTTGAAAATGCGGGCGACATGTTCTGGAGGGTTCTCAAAAGCACCGCAACCGAGTGCCGACAGGACTAGACAATCATTCCCATGTTTCACCGCCACATCACATAAGATGCGGATTTTCTGTTCCAAGATGGCCACGTCCTCTTTCTTCAACAGTCGCCGACCGTCGCGAGAAAGTTCAGGTTTACGGAGACCGGCCACAGCAATACAGTCTAATGTAATTGGACAAGGGAGTGGTTCATAATTCCCATCTAGCCAAAATTCCACGCCAACACTATAGATGGTGCGGTATGTGGGGAACGGATAGTTTCGTCGGTCGTCATATTTATGATAATTGCTGCGACGATAGAGTTCTTCTTCCTGGGCGGAGGCGCCCTTGCGCACACCGCCGCCGGCAACATAGTCTGAGGCCATATTCAGAAGAAGGGGCTTGTGGCCTGCGGCCTTCATACGGACGGCCACATCAATACAGTCCTCCTGGAAAAAAAGCGGGGGTGCCGTTGGCGGTTTCGCTGGCGCGGCACTAGGACTCATATCATAGACGGTGCTACGCTTGGCCGGCTGACCCCTATAATGCTCTGTAGTCCGTTCCCAGACTTGTATACGGCGTTGTCTTGGGTCCATTTAGTATGTTTATAAGAGGGTAGGTGCCGCCGGTTTAGACCCCTAGACACTTATAATGGAAGTCTCGGACATTATACGGACTTCTCCTGGCACATCCGTTTTCTGTACATGTGCTGCTCTTATAAACATTATAGGAGTGTTGGGTTCTTTCGCCAGTTTGGTCGTGGATTGTTTACATAGGAGCGCTCCCTGTTTGACAATGTATTTCAGTTGTTTGCGCGGAGTGCGGTCTGGGACAACGGCCACCACATGCGCACTAGATGTAGTGTCGGCGTGAAACCAATAGTCGGCGGGTTTGGCGGCGTCCAAGACGGCATGGTTCGTGGCCGCGCTCGTCCCAATGTAGAATGTGAGCGGTTCGGCGAAACCGGCGACCTTCCTGGTTTCTGTGCGCATTTCCTATAGTGTGGTTGGTAGATTTTTGGACCGAGGGGGCTTCAATTTTTTCCGCCGAACCCATTTAGAGAAAGCGCTCAGTTATAAAATATGGTTGGTTCATATAGTTATAGTGACCATTATAAATATATAAATCTTATATTGGACGGTAAAATAAAAGATAAATATAAATCCTTCTATGAATTTGATAGATGGGCAACAAGGTCTGTCAGAAGGGTCTCAGAAAAATTCATTGAACTTGGATGGGATGAGGATTACATTGAGAAGAAATTTAGAAGACTTCGCGATGAACATTTAGAAAGTCATCAAGATGATGATACTATATATTATTTTACATATGCCTGGATTTATAATACAAAAGCCAAAGGTATTTATGAAATATTAAGAGTGGCTGGTATAACAGATGCGAAAGCAAGAGAACTACAAGAAAAGTTAGAACCCCTTAGAGACAGTGTTTTTACGGATAGACAACTTATATTGATGAAACTAAAAGTCATACTAAAAGACCAATACTATAGGGTGTTAAGTAAAAGAGGTGAAGACATTTCTGCTATAAAAGACCTCGTATGTGAAAAGGGCTATAAATTCTATTACTTACCCACCACCTACGCACATTGTAAAGAACCTGACAGTCATTTTTCAGAAAATCGCCTACGAATAAAAGGGAGCGATTTTACGGACCAAAAGACTATGTATTTATATGATAATTTGGATTTTGCAATTAATGTATGTCGCAAAATGGGACAGTTGACGACAGCCGCAATACGTGTATATCAATTACCTATAGTGACACCTAAAATAAAATATTTAGAAGTTGATGAGTGGTACACTATAGTGTGTAATTCTCGTCGTTTCAAAATGAATATATATGACTATAAAGATGAATATAAATACCATTTTATACATGGGCGTATATGTGCCAATCCTCAAGAAGTATATGATCGTGCGGAACCTATTCCTCGGTTGGATGCCGGCTATCAACTGGCTGTGATGCATGGTTACGCAATTAATGTTCTTTGTAAATCATGTATTGGTACATATGTGTGCTATGAAGATGCGCCCTCTAATCCAGTCTGAAGAGATATAGGAGTTGGTTCAAATCGGCAATCATTTCGTCGCGAATGTTGGCGAGGTCCGTGTCGGCCGAGCCGAGTGAACGTGTGAGTGGTCCCTGTAAGTAGCGAATGGCGGCGTGGACGAGTTTAACAGCACCGGCTTCTGTCATGTTGGTAAGACGAATGGCGGCGTTGGCACCGGTCAAGCGTGGTCGGCTGTTCCGTTTTCCCAAATATACTTCCACATACTTGTCAATATGTTCGTCCAAGCGTGCGACGGCCTCGTCAGTGGCCTTATGGCGGGCATAGGACGCAGTGGACCAGTGATAGAGTTTTACTTGGTTGCGAAGTGTCAAAAAGAAATGAATTTGGTCGGCAGACATATTCTCTATAGTGATTTTCAAAAAAACATTATAGGGTATTGGATTTATTGTTTACGGGTTTTGCGTGATTTGGTCTGCTTCTTGCTGCTACGCCGACGGCGGGTGCGTCGGCGGCGACCTGCTCGCTGCGCGGGCTGTGGGTCTTCATTAGACTGGTCTTGCGCTTGCGCTTGTGCTGGCTCAACAGTCGGTTTTAAATAATCCGCCGCCGCCTGACCAAATGTCCGTGGAATGCCGGCGCATTTTTCCTTGAGGACTTTCTCGCTTGTTGTTATACCAATCATTTCAAATACAAGACGCACTGCCGGTTGTTCTAAGAGGGGGGCAACCATCTCTCTTGTAGCGTCCAAGCACTGGATTTGCGGAAGACGCAAGAGCCGTTGAATATTCTGTATATCATCAAACGAAGGAACCGCCCCTGGGTCAAGTCGTTTGAAATCCACACGAAGACCAAGTGGCGCAGCCTGTGCCTGTGCTGCAGCCTCTATAGTGCCGACTTTCTCATTGAACGCAACGACCTGTTCCACGAGTGTATCATGTAGTGCCACCATTTTATCACGGATAAATTGCGGTGCTGTTAGACTAAATAGCCATAGCCAAAATCCTATAAAGAGTGATTTGCCCCCTTCAAAGAGGTCATCCTCTAGACGGTCCTGTATGTCTGGGCTAATGAAGCCGTAGACAAGTCTATAGACCTTGCCAACTGTGCCGGCGTATACTAGCCAGGACCCAAATACACCAAGGAAACTGAGAACACCGTTGCGCCATTCTCCACGAGCGACTTCAAAAATACCGGTGGTTATACTGAGGACCATTCGTAGGAAGTCGCTCTGGAGTGGGCCGACGCTTACCATGAGTCTGAGACTTTCAAGTAGCGTATTAATGGCAGGTAGCACTATACGAGGTGATATTGGCACTGGAAAAGGCATATATGGTGGATATGGGCCGACAATATAATCGTCCTTCTTATCTTTTATCATGGCGACGGGTCCAATTTGACTCGCAAGAATTTTATTGCGCTCGTCCAGTTTGTCCAAGTATTTCTTTACACCATAGTATGTTTCGTCAAGACTAAATGAGGCTGGGTCATATGGCTTAGCCTGGTCCACTATAGGGTCTGTTTGGTAAGGCTTGCCTTCTGTTTGGTCGCCGCCCTTTTGACCGAATGCCTTTTCAATTATGCTGGCTTGTTCTGGCGTCCAGAGTGGGTTGCCGTCCTCGTCCTTGATTGATTGCGCCCATCCAGCGTTAGCACTGGTACCAGCGCCAGAGGCCAACACAGTGCGACCCACGGCATTCATGAAGGAAAAAATGTTTTCACGGAGCGCCTCTACATCATCTACATCCGCAAGAGCCGCCTTCGTCCTTTTTATTTTGTTTAAAACTGCCGCCTGGCTCATCCTAACTAGACCCCTATAATGTTTTTTCGGGTATCTATCCAGAGCACATCGTGCATCCTTGCGCCTGTTCTTCCTCATATTCTCGTGCGAGCCTATCCAGCATTTCCTGGCGCGACTCCTTCTTCTTTTCTGGCTTAGGACCAGTGTTAGCACTAGTGTTAGCACCAGCTTCGTCCTTCTTCGCACCGCTGCCAATAGATGCCAATAGCTTAGGGTCTATAGTGAATTTCTGTGCCTGGACGCCGGCCTTCGTGCGCAAGTAATAGAGACCAGTCTTGAGACCCTTCTTCCAGGCATAGAAGTGCATGGACGTGAGTTTACTATAGGTTGGGTCTGATACGAAGAGGTTGAGACTCTGGCTCTGACATATAAATGCACCGCGTGCTGCGGCCATATCAATGAGTGTCTTTTGCTTGATTTCCCAGACCGTCTTATAACGCTCACGGACATCTTGGGGGATTGCCTGTATATCCTGAACGGACCCATTATAGGCGATTATTACTTGTTTCATCTCCTCGGACCAGAGACCTAGTTCGGCGAGTTCGGCGACGAGATACTTGTTGACCAAGATGAATTCGCCGGCGAGTGTGCGACGTGTGTAAATATTGGTCGTAAATGCCTCAAAGCATTCATTGAAGCCGAGGATTTGGCTCGTGGAAGCTGTCGGCATAGGTGCTATTAGGAGTGAATTAGCAAGTGCTAGCGACGCCTTTTGTCTGAGTGTGCGCCAGTCCAGGGTTCCTTCGCGTTCCGTTATGGGAGTGATACCCCATAAGTCTGGTTGAAGACGACCCTGATGGGCTGGGGAGCCTTCAAAGGAACTATAGGAACCGGTGTCGTTCATTGCTGCCTCGTGACTGGCTTCTACGGCGGCGTAATACATGTGTTCAAAGATGAGCTGGTTCGTGCGAGCGGCTTCTGGCGATTCCCAGGAAAGACGCATAAGTGCAAAGACATCGGCGAGACCCTGAACACCGAGACCGATTGGCCGGTGGCGCATGTTGGATGTACGGGTCTCTGGCGTTGGATAATAGTTAATGTCAATCACACGGTTCAAGTTGCGGACTGCTACGGCGACGGCCTTACGGAAACCGTGGTAGTCAAATGTGCGGGTTGCCTTGTCAACATAGGATGTTAAGGCCATGGACGCCAAATTACATACGGCAGTTTCATTTTTGTCCGTATACTCAATGATTTCGGAACACAAATTTGAACTCTTAATAACGCCGAGGTTCTGTTGATTGCTCTTGGAATTGGCCGCGTCCTTATAGCAGAGGTAGGGTGTGCCGGTTTCAATCTGTGTGTCCAGGATTTGAAACCAGAGTTTCTGTGCTTCCACGACACGGCGACCTTTTCCTTCGCGTTCGTAACGGGTGTAGAGAGCATCAAATTCTGCGCCGTAGCAATCGGCTAGGCCAGGTGCTTCGTCAGGGCAGAAGAGTGTCCAAGTGCCGCCTTCTTCTACACGGCGCATGAAGAGGTCAGGCACCCAGAGAGCATAGAAGAGGTCGCGTGCGCGTTCTTCTTCGGCCCCGCCGTTGAGTTTGAGACGAAGGAAGTCTTCTATGTCTGCGTGCCATGGTTCCAGGTAGATGGCAAAGGAGCCGTTACGCTTACCGCCACCTTGGTCAACATAGCGCGCCGTATTATTGAAGACACGGAGCATAGGGACGAGGCCATTGGATTTGCCATTCGTTCCGCGAATGATGGAGCCTTTAGCGCGAATATTGGAGCAATGGAGGCCAATTCCGCCGGCATGTTTGCTAATGACGGCGCAGTCGCCGAGGGTCTTATAAATCCCTTTTATTGCATCGCTATCCATTGAAAGAAGGAAACATGAACTGAGCTGTTGGTGTGGCGTGCCGGCATTGAAGAGGGTAGGTGTGGCGTGGGTAAAACGCTTCGTGCTCATCATGTCGTATGTTTGGAAGGCGCGGTCCAAGGAGTCAGCTACGCTAGTTCCAGCCCATAGAGCCAAGCTGACACGCATCCAGAGATGTTGAGGACGTTCACGGACGACGCCCTTGCTATTCTTCAGTAAATACGATTTCTCCATAGTCTTGAAGCCGAAGTAGTCCAGAAGAAAGTCGCGCTCATAGTCAATCCGCTCATCAATGACGGAACCCCACTTATCCACTATAGTGAGTAATTCATCACTGACGTAGGAGAATGGTTCGCCATTTGGGGCGACTTGGCTTGCGAGTTCCTTAACGGTGGCGCTGAAAGAGGGGCTGGTGTTTTTCTGGTGGTTGCTAATGATAATGCGAGATGCAACTACACCATAGTCTGGGTTGGTCGTGGAGAGGTTGGCCGCTATTTGTGCTGTTAATTCGTCCAGTTCGCTTGTGCGAACGCCGTTGTAGAGTTGCGCGACGACTTTCTGGGCGAGTGCCGTAGAATTGACTGCGAGACCGGTGCATTGTTTTGTGATACGTTCGGTTATTTTATCAAAGCTGACAGGTTCACGAGCGCCGTTGCGCTTGATGACTTCCATGTTTAATGATGCCATTTTTTTCCAGATTATTGGTTTAGTGCGTTCTGGGAGGCGGTGGTCGGTCAATTTTATTCAGGACCCTATAATGTTATTCTTAGAGTATCATTATAGGATGTGAGGATGGTGTGGTTATCTTCTTTTGCGTTGGGTCTTGCGTTGATTTCTCTTTTTGCGTCGCAAACAATGTGTTTTCTTAGCGCGTTTCTTCCCTCCTTTCAATGTTTTTTTTGGCATTTTTGCTAATAAATTTTCTAATTCTTGATTTGTTGGGGGGTCATGAATATTATTATGACCTCTTTTCTTTAAAACTGGTTCTTCTTTATATACAAAATTTTCATTAAAATTATATCCAATATTTGGAAATGGTTCGGCTTGAGTTAATATTTCAGGTCTATAGGATGCAATTTCTTCCGCAATTTCTCTTACAATTTGAATATCTTCTTCACGAGTAGAAGAATTGTTTAATTCATTACGCAATTGATTAATCGCAATATAGACTTGTTGTTTTTTTTGAATGTTATTATTATAGTTTAAGGATGATATATTAATATCTTCATCAAAATTATTTATTGCATTGAGTATATTTTGATAAAATCCTCTTTTTTTATCTGAAATAAGGTAAGGCGAATTATTTCTAGAAGTTCCAAGAACTAGACTATATATATTATTTAATCTATCAGCATAATATCTCTTTTTCTGAAATAAATTATTTTCCTCCTGGTTCATCCTACATTTGCCACATAAAACAACCTGGCGCACTCACTATAGGAGATTGGATATGTCGGCCACGGAGAACTGGTATTGCTACATTATTGCGAATGGCCGGCACACCTATAATGGTTCCACGAATGACCTTCGGCGTCGTCTACGACAACATAATGGGGAAATTACGGGAGGAGCGCGAGCAACGGGGCGGGTCGGTCCAGGATGGCGCTATGTGGCGGTCTTGGGGGGATTTACGGACCATGTGAACGCGCTACAATGTGAGTGGCGTATTAAGCACCCATCTGGCCGGCCAGGGCGACGAGACCCACAGTGGTGTGGTGTGGCTGGGCGATTACGTGGCCTAGGGCATGTGCTGCGGTCATCGGCACAGTGGACATCGCGGAGCACGACGGCGTGCGACGACTTACAGTTGACGTTGTGGGTGGACGAACGGTGGGCGGATGCGTTGATAGGGGACGAGTTATTGCCGGCGTATGTGGATGTGACCGTCGTGGACGACATCTACACGAAATGCGTGGGTTAGCGTAGCGAAAGCTATAGGATATGTGGGGTTAGCGTAGTGTAAACATTGACACATGGACATATCAATGTATGTTCACATTAAACATTTTCAAAACTCTTGCCAAAAAATTTTTCCAGACCAAAGTTTCCAAATCCAAACATTGCGCACATCATGTTGTCAATGTCAATGTTCCACATCAGGGCACCTAAAGCCCTTGGGTATTACCCAAATATCCACTATAATTCTATAAATAAATCGTAGAGGTATCCCGCTATGTTTGAATACAAATCATTATTTATAATTTATTTCTTGCTTGTCGCAATGGCAACTGTTTTAATATACCATGCCTACATGATGACCCCTATAGTGCGTGGACGTATTGAGAGTGATTGGGTCAGCCGAAGCGAAAGCGGAGGCGCAGGTGAAGGAAGTTTACTTAAGCATACTGTGATAAACGAGGGATTTAGAGGAAGCGACGAGAAAACCGCCGCTTTACTTACTGTCGCACCCGACCCACAAGAAGTCGCAGGAAAGTTCGTGGACATGGTCGCCGGCGAACCTGTAAAGCGCGACGATGGACCATATACCTTATTAAGCAACTCTGACTGTGTGACCGTTGTGGACAAAGTCCGTGCGGCCGAAAAGGGACCATGGGCAGAAGGTGGTGCCGGCAACGAACCCAATAGCGAAGACTGCTACAGACATAATTACCAGGCTTGTGTGAATTCTGTTGGAGGTTCCTATGCGCAAATGACAAACAATTACAAGCGCAACAATCCAGATTCTTGCTCTAGTCCATTCCATGAATTTCTTGGAAACTTCTATGTGGCATAAGCATTTGAGAAAAATTGAGTTTTTACATTTGTGTTTACATTGAGCACAAATGTAAAAAGAATACCAAAATGTCCGTAATATATGAAATACCCACCCCTCTTCGCTTGGCCGTCGTTGTTGCGCGTCCATCCAAAGTAGTCAAGACACCCTATGTTGCCGACATCATGTTTGCCGACGACCCAACAATTTACCAGGCTCACGCGCCTAGTCTGGGCTGTAGCGGTCTCGTGGAAGTAGACAGCAATGTCTATGTTTCTGGAAAACCGCCGAAGGCCGAAAAAGACGCCGCCAAAACCACGCACACTATATATGGGACCACTGTCTATGGTGGCTGGCGTGTGGGAGTCAATCCTATGGTGGCAAATAAGATGGTGCGCGCAATTATTGAGCGTGGCCTGGACAGTGAAACATTTCAAGATATTGCGGCGATAGACCAAGAAGTCACTATAGGTGATAGTCGTGTGGACATACGGTTGACACATGGGGACGGCTCGGTCAGTTGGGTGGAAGTGAAAAATGTTCCGCTGGCACATTATACGAATGAGCCAGCCGGCTGTGCGGATTATCGTGCGGCGGCATCACAAGGACAGGGGAAGGCCCAAGCCAACAAAATCGCCCTTTTCCCAGACGGTTATCGCAAAAAAAAGACCGATGCTGTCAGTCCTCGTGCGACCAAACATTTGGAAAACCTGATGGAGCGAGCAAAGGCCGGCGACCGAGCCTACTGCGTCTTCTTATGTCAGCGCGCCGACGCCGCACATTTTGAACCCGCCGCCCTAGATACCATCTATAGTGAAACCTTCAAGAGGGCCATGGCAGCCGGCGTCCAAATCCTATGTTATGTTGTGGAATGGTCCAAGGATTTCAAGACCGTCGTTTTCAAAGGCCGTATACCAGTCTATGTTCCACAATAGACCAGCCAATCACCTGAAGGGACAAGCTCAAAACGATTGTTGTTTTTTAGTCCGCGAATTATTCCACGATTTTCCAGGATGTAGACATAAGCACTATAGGTGTGTGTCTCTGTGTCGTGAGACACTTGGATTGTGCGCCGTGTATAGAAGTCTGGATGTCCTTCCAGCTCGTCCAAATCTTTGAGAATGTCAGCCTCAATGTCATATAACTCTCCTATAATGTGTGTTGGGTTCGTGTCATCAAATTCGGTCTTGTCTACAACGTATGGAAAAGACTTAGAAACTTGGCCTATCATGTGATATTTATCTACAGTGGAATAAGCCCCCATGTAGATAGATTTTTCTAGAAGAAAGTGGTTAGGAAAACCACGGCGAAGACTACCGTATACAAATAGATACATTTTGTTCAGTATGTCTGGGAAGAAAATCCGCGACAGAACTCAATTTTTCTAGCCCATGTCCACATCGTCATCATCATCCACTATAGTGAGTGGTGCGGGTCCTTTTTTTGCTTTGGTTGTTGCGCTTACTTTCTTCTCTGGAACGACAAAGCGACCGGCCTTCGCCTCTTCTACATCGTGCCAGAAGGCGTCCATAAGTGGAACAGTCCCTGCAAACCAGGCCTTATCACGGGCCACTGTTTCCAAGTAATAATCGTCCAGCCACCATTCAATCCGTTCATAGACCCTTTCATTCACCCTTTCATTCACCCCTTCTTCGGCGACATAGGTCCAGTCGTCTCCAGGGTTGAGTGGACTATATTCATAGCGGTCCAAGACTCCATCTTTCATAATAAGGGCGACGTATCCTCTATAGTGAGATTGTTTTGGGAAGGGTGTGCGCATTTTATCGTTGTAGGCACTATAGAATTTGATTTCGCAGTAGTCGCAATGGTCTATGTCGGCGACTTCCATTTGAATTTGCATTTGCATGTAATATTCACTGGGGATTTTCTGGACGAGTTTACGCGAAACTGGCGCCTTATATTCCACGAGCCGGCCAAGGCGGCTGCCAGGTCCAATGATTGAATCTTCTCTTATAACGAGCCCATCAGGGCTAGCAGCGAGTCTTTCAAGTGTCTTGTGGAAAAGCCGACCGACATCGGCCACTGCGGTCTGTGTCAAATCACTATAGATGGCTCTTATAACCGGTTCAAATCGTATACCCCAGTCAAAGGGTGTCATCATATCTGAGGTAGTCACCAGGCGCTGTCCGTGTTTTTCTACGACATTGATGCCGGCTTTTTCCAGGACGAGGGCAGCGCGTGTTCTTGGACTGGCGTAGAGTGTTCCAAATTGGGAGGCGGTGAGGTATTTGAGACCGTCGCTATACCAGGTGTCGGTTCGTTGTGCAACTTGGGGTCGGTTCAGTATTTCGTTGATTTTTTCCTGGATAGTATGGACTGGGTTGGTCTCAGCAGTAATGGGTGTGTCTATGGTCACAGTCTGTTCCCTTTCGTGGAATTCTTCAATTGCGTTAGCCAGGTCAATGAATGCGTGGGCGGCTGCGACGGCATCTTCTATAGGAAGTTGGGGTTGGACAGCATTCCACCATGTGTCTTCCCATTCATCGGCCGGCGTTTCATGAAGGAAGGTCGCAATTTCGGATAGCATCTGAGCAGGGAGAGAAATAACACTATAGAGTATATTATTTATAATATATAGTGGGCGTTTTAGGCATTTGTTGCCTCAATTTTATCAGTAGACGCTTTCCGTCTAACAGTAATACCGCCTGGTTTCTTGTCCAGGATACGGAATGTGGCCGTTCCGTCGCTGTTGCGATGCATCACAAGCCCTTTGACTTCAGTAATGCGTTCGGTCTCCACATCATAAGTTACATTACTTTTACTGTTAAGTAATTTGCGGTCATGTGCCTTGGTAAGTAGGGCAATAAGACGCGCCTTATCATCTTCACTATAGGAATTGCGTACCGCATCTTCGTCCGCGTATAGTCGTAGGCGATTGAGTCTCAAGCCTTGTTCCATGCGGTGCCATGGTCTTTTATAGGCGTCCTGGGCTTGCTTGTCTAGGAAACTAAGGAAATTATTGCGATATTGTTCTTGCTGTTCTTGGGCGTTTTCTGCTGGCGAGCCATCTTCGTTTGTCCGTCTTTTCACTGTTCTTCCACGATACATTGTATCCACATTCCTATAGTGTATTTGGAGGGTGGTCTTTAGACATACGTTTGTGCGGCGAATGCATTTTCAACGATGGCTGATAGTTTTAGGGGGCCGACATCTTCTTTTTGGGCGCAAATCCAGAAGCCGAGGGCTTCCTTGAAAGTGCCGGCATGACATGGAATGAAATATGTTTTCCAGGCGTAAGAGTCCGCTTCAGTACAGTCGCGCACATTTAGGAATTCACTGAGGTCGGTCTTTTCCGTATCCACATATAGGGAATACATGCCCTGACCAAGCTCCGCCGAACCTTTGGTCTCAATACCCTGGGTCTTTAAGTAGTCCGCATACCAGGCAGCAGGATTCTTGCCGGCTGGAACTGTTTCTTGTGGGGGCGCCGTCCCTTCCAACAGAATGCTGACATTATAGAGGTCAAGAGGCCCAATAATTCCGTGGACCTGCTTAATCTTCTCCACGGCGACAACATAGAAGGTGCATTGTGTTGGTGCAGTCTTTGTTGCACTCTTTTTCTTTGAACTCATTTTCTATAGACACTACTGTAGATATGGAGTCATTTCCTTTTAGGTCCGGTCCAGCGCCGTGGGCATGTGGCAATATGTCGGTCCGTATGCGCCGAGAAACACCTATTGGCGATACTACAAATGCGCGCGAGTATGAGCGTTGGAAGTCGTCCGTCCCGCAACCAATAGAAGGTCTTGTTGGTCGGCCAGATGTAAATGCCGGCGCACCCTTCATGGATACGAAGGCACAGCAGACACGAACCGACGCACGAAACTGGATACAATCACCATCCTATAATGCTGTCGCACAAGTTCCCTTGCAAAATAATCCTTATTTTCGCCAATACGACATTGGGTCTGACCCGCGCAATGTCGGTCGTGAACTTCGTGGGGCGGTCAAAGAACCGGCTCTGAACCGTGGGGTGGAAGTCAATAATGGTCTTCTTGGACGTATCGCGGATTCATCGCGCTACATGCCAGAGAATGAAGTTGGACTTTCGGTGGAAAAAATGTTGGAGTCGTATACACAAATGAGACCGGCGTTGAATGATATGCGCGCCACTTTTAGGTAGTGCGCATCTGGCAAGCCACTTTCAGGTAAGCCTACCCATCCACCCAACAATCCTATAATGTAATTCTTAGATTCCACTATAGGAGATTATTTTGTTCCTGTTTTCGTTTTATTATTTAGACTTTCTTCTAGTTTTTTAATAAGGCGATTTTTTCTTGTTTTACTCAGTGATAAACTTTTCATTCCACTTGATAAATTCTCCTGCTGCTCTCTATTACGTTTTCCTGGACTTGATGGCGCTTTTGGAGCCGCCGTAGAGGAAGGTGGAGTGACTGGTCTTTCATTTTTCGCCGGCGCCTCACATTTATGAAACCAGGATTTCGGAGTATGTGGCTTACATTCAAATGGACCATTTCCTATATTATCAAAATCGCAGAATTGGAAGCGCACATCAGACCCGTATGTATCCAATGCCTTCTTAAAACCAATCTCATTATCGCACAAGAATTTTTGAGCCAAGAATTTTGGAACACCTCGCACATAATTCTTAGTCATCAAAAAATTCCTATGACGAGCATTCAAGCGACCCTGTATAGTTTTGTCATCGGCATATACATGAATAACTTTAATATCACTATAGAGGTCAGTCAAATGTGGAAAGATGTCCTCTTTTATAATGTCCTTCGTCGTTTTGAATGTTGTATCGTAGACAATGTTATAGCCTAGTTCTATTGCTCTCTTGAATATGGCATCGCGGATTTTTGACATGTTTGTCAGAGGGTCTTTTCTGCGCGGGTCGCCATATGTAAGATATGCGCCTGATAATTTTGAAATAATGGTGTTAAGTTTCTTGAAATTATTATTGGACCGGTTCGCATTTTTCCGTGTGAAGTTGAGGTTTGCGTCTCTTGCGGCTTTGCGCGTGGCTTCTCTATAGGGCCCATAGTTCTCAACAATATTATCAAGAGAAATTACTATATAATCCTTATCTTTGATAAATGTATTCTGTGATGCGAGTTTCTTAATAAGCGTTGACTTACCGACGCCTGGAGAACCGCCGAGTATTATTAAGGTGGGGTTCGCACTAGGTTGCGTAGGTTGTGGGTCAGTCCCACCGTAGGCCTTCATTTTTTCCACGAAAAAGTCTATTGACTTTGAGCCAGCGTAGTAGCTGGCAATATCCGCTTCTGTAATAATGCCCGTATTAGACATCCTATAATGAATGTTCAAAATAATCATTATAGGTGGTATATAGTTTGCCTGCGCTAAGCTTGCTTAGTCAAAGCTAATTGTAATTTCCACGTCGTGTTTATGAAGAAGTTTAATTGCGGCCGGGACTTTTTCCGTGCGTCTGCGGCGTGAGCCTGTGCTAGTGGCACTAGTGCCACTGACTGTGCTGGCCCCACTTACGCCACTGGCACTACTTGAGACGCTACTTTCGGACGCAGTGGAGTTCTGTGTGCTGCCATTTTGGCGCCGTGATTCCTTTTCTTCGCGTCTTATGTCTTCCACATGTTCTTCAATGTATTTCAATACGCCTTTCTCATGAGCCCAACGGAAGAAATTGAGTTGCCCGACGGTAGTAATAAATGGTTCGTGATTGCCGGCCTGGAAAAGTATACATTCATGTCGGCGGAATGGGTCAAAGAGTTTCTTACTGTATGCCTTGGTCTGACTCTTATAGTTGAGGTAGACAACAAATTCCTGGCCGTTGAGCATGTAGGTCGTATTGTATTTCTTGGAGTAGTTGGTGACGAAGACGTCAATGAGACGCAGACTATAGGGTCCATTGCCCTGCATGGTCTGGACGACGCTATCAAAATCCTCCAGCGTGGTATAGAACTTCTGAAGACTTGATACAAGCAGTTCACGACGACATGGTATGTGTTTCTTACGCGTATGGGTGTAGCCCTGGCTAGGGTCGGCGTCTACAAGGAAGGTTTCTTCGCTATCACTTATAATGTTCATATCATCATTTTCTGGGACTAATGTGAATTCCATATCTATGAGGCATCTGATTATTTTTTTAAGTGGATTTTTGAACGCACTAAAGTAGATATGGCTGATACAGCAGGAGGTAGCCTATTACCGGTCGCGCCGGCATTTCGTATAGATGTTCAAATGGGTGGTGTGAAGTTTGATGTTAGCGCCAATCCTGGTGAAAAACTTACAATGGAAGTCGGTGAAAGACGTATTGATTCTGGTGAATTATTTCCTGGGATGTTTACTGTGAGAGACAGTTCAGGTATATACATACAATATGACATTAGCAATGGTAGCGAGGTAAAGAGATTTGACAATAAGGAAGAATTTGAAAATTTGTTTAGAGATAAACTTAAAACATTAAGCCTAGGCGATAGAAGAGCCAAGTTGGCATCTGTTGGCATTGCTGATATAATAAAAATACCTAATCCTGAAAAAGTAAAAACATCAACTGAACACACCCCTATAGTGGAAACAGAGGTCCAGACAAAAGTAGAAGAAGCATTACCTATAACAACATCTACAGAAACACTTACAGAAGCAAAATCTACAGAAATGGCAATACAAACCAACAAAAACACTATAGGAATTAGTTCTAGTGTCAAGGAGGAACTTCGTAAGATTTTGAAAGATGACGCGAAGCTGAATGAGGCTGTTAAGTTATTAAATGAAACGGAGCCTGGTAAACTTCGGTCCAACATTATTTTTAATCCAGAATATAAAGTCGTCGCGGATTTGATTAAATCCATTGTCGCTTTTAAAATAAAGGAATATGTTGATATGCTGGAGGAGGATGGTAAGACATTAGTCCAGGCTAACACATTACCAGATACATTACCAGAAGAGACATCAGGTCAAAATGTAGAACAGACATTGGACCAAGCTAGCACATCGCCAGAAGATACATCAGAACAAGCTGGCACATCACCAGGTCAGACATCAAACGAGCCAGGGACATCCCCAGAAGAGACATTGGACCAAAATGTAGACCAAACATCAGACCAACCAGAAAATCAAACCGCCAATTTACCAGAAACAAACATGACAACTGTAAATACAACCCTTTTTGAGAATAAGAATAACACTGCCACATCCACCAATCAATCAGGAGGAAAAACAAAAAAGACAAAAGGAAAACTAAGAAAATTAAAGACGAGAAAACAAAGAAAAGTAAATCGTCAATAGAAACAAATACTCTATAGTGCTACTCGGAATAACACTATAGAATGTGATTTAACACCGACTCTACTTCATTTTAGAAGCTGTTCGGCATGCGAGGTCCAAGAAGAAAATGAGACCGAGACCGCTCATAACAAATAGAAGCGTCTCAGTCTGTGCCGACTCTGGGCTCCCCTTTTCCAGTTGGTCCAGGCGTGAATAAATGGCGTCCATCTTTTCCATGAGAGCACGTTGGTCACTTTTTCGTGACACTAAATCACGTTGATTTGCGACGGCTTCGGTTTCTCGTGTGGACTCAGGGACAACGTAAGAGCGACCAAACTGGTTTGTCCAGAGACCCTTGTCTTTGCCTTTCCAGCCAAGGAGTGATGGTTCGGACAGTAGATTTGCGCTCGGTTCTTCGTGGATTGGTGCTAAGAAGTCGCTACGCTTAGTAAATGGAAGTCCCTTTGTCTTGAGCGGTGCTCCGCTGGCCTTATCAAAGCCGAGACCATTGAAAGTCTTCGTGTAATCGGCGTTATTGAAGTTATAGGTGTCTTCGTCTTCAATGTAGTCCACGAATGGGGCTATAGAGAGTTTCTTCGTGGTAGCACCATCGTCGCTAGGGTCAGCGCCGAAATATGCTGGGACGCCGCTTTCAAATGTCTCGGCATCGGTCTTTGCCTTCATTTTTTGGATTATAGGAAGTGTAGTCTTGAGGCCATCTTGGAAGTCTTCCAAAAGGGCGTCGGCCTTCTCTGTTTTGGCCATCTTTGCGAGTGCCTTGAGGCGATGAACGGGACTATTTTCGGGAATTTCCTTATATGCGTCTTCCTCGGACCGTTCGCTGCTATTGCCGAGCAATGACTGGCCACTCTTATAATATGCGTCATTGCTATTGCTATTCCGACATTTCGCCGCCCTTTTCCTTTCATTTTTTCGTGATTGAGTCGCAGCCGTTTCTGGCCGAATACATGATGCTCCAGAACTTTTTGGGGAGGACGTCTTGTCCAGCCACTCAAAGTCCATGGAGAATGCATCTTCTAATGCGCAACCATCCAGGTCCATTTCCTATAGTGAGCGGGTCAAATTATACTAATGGGTTTATGTAGATAGATTCGGATGCAATTTAATCCCCCAACAATGGTCCAATACAGCAGTCCTAGTGCCGATGCTGCCCGCATGGCCAATTATTTCTCCCTCGGCGGTCTCATGGTCGGTATTGTATATTATCAACACATTCCTTTTGAAATCGCGGATTTCTTTAAGTCCCTCCTAGGTCGCGCAGTGGCCTTCGGCGTGCTTCTTATGTTAATTGAATACGGCGGGCTCTATCATGCACTCTGCTGGGCCGTCCTCTTCCTCTTATTACAAGTCCGTAAGACGAATGTTGAGGAAGGCTTCATTGGAGGATTCCCTTTTGTGCTCTATAACGAGGGTCGCAAGATTAAGCACATTGTGCCCGAAGACAAGGTCTGGTATGTGGAGCGGGCTCTTGGGGAGACGCCGCACATGATTGAAGAGACTGAGGTGCGCACATATGCAGTGGATGATGATACCAATTATGGGTTCAAACACCATTAAGCCGCGCAGCGGCAAATGGTGTGCGAGACGAGGCTGGCAAGCCGAGTCCAAGCATCACGACCCAATGCCAACCTAATGTGAACCCAAACCAATCCTATAGTGCTATCAAAATTATCACTATAGGATATTCTCCCCACCTCAGCACCCACCACCCCCCAAAATAAAAAATTCTGAATAAAAGCAGGAAGGGTTATGTTTAAAACCGAACTGCTAGCACTAGTCGTTCTCACCTTTTTAGCACTTTTTTATTCCACCGCATTTGATGAATTATATCATAAAGACGCCGTTAAACTCTACAAATCTCCCCTCTATCGGCTATTACTTGTGGCAATCACTATAGGATTGTTCATGTGGAGAAGAACTGTCGGTCTTGTCGCCGCTCTCATAATACTTCTCTATTATGCCGATGTTGGACTATTGTCCGAGAAAAAACTGGCCGCCTAGTTTAGGAGTTATGGTGAAAAATACAGAAATGGTCGGTGGCAGCGTGCCTATTCCGAGTCCATTTGACAGTTTCATTATGGCAATAAACGCCAATCCTTATTTTATTGGTTTCATGATGCTTATGCTCAATCTTGGCGGTCGTTTCATTGGTCTTGAGCTGACGAAGTCACAGGAGGCATTTTTACAAAATGTCTGGGTGCGTCGTGCCCTCATCTTTATAGTGTTATTTATGGGAACTCGTAATGTGCTAGTGGCATTCTGGATGTGGCTCGCTGTAGTGTTTTTACTTGGCTACGTGTTAAATGAGAATAGCAGCATGTGTATCTTCGGCGGCGTTAGCGGCGTGGCTGGTAGTAAATGTGCTAGCGCGGCTACTGATGCCAAAGAAGGTTTCCAACAGCCAAAGCTCACACCTGAAGAGGCCGAAATCCTAAATAAACTCAAAGCAAAAGCCGGTGAAAGCCCCCTTCCAAATTCTTCAAGTCCTGTTGCTACGCAAGCGCAGCAAGACCAGCAAGAAGAAAAACAAGATGAAGTGGATACATACTTAGAAAACATGAACATGATTCGTTCTATGAATGATAATCCACGTTTCTAATAAAAATTATAGAATAATATTCTAAATTATATTCTATAATAAACTCCCTCCCCTAATGAATATATGTCCAGTCCAAAAATTCACAGACTTCCTTCCACATATTATTTTTCTCACCAAAGTCGCTTGAAATGAAGACACCATCCATTATATAACGATGACCGAGCAATTCAGAAACCTTATATACAATATATTGTGAACCGAGGAAAGGCCCAACATTCACTATAGGATGTTTTGGTTTATCATACATGAGGTCGTATACATCGCGGCACATCTCAAGAACTGTCTCCTGATTCGCCTCACATACAGGACATACGCCCTCCGTTAGGCGGCGACATTCGGCAAGGCCATACTTTCTGGCTTCTAAAAAACGGCTTTCACTACGAGTAATCATCTCAACCAAAAAACACTCTATAGTGAATCACTATAGGATGTGTTTAGATTGGATTACTTGCCCTTTGGTTTTTGTGGGCGTTCGGCCCCATATTTTGCTCTACCGTCAATCTCATAGCCACCGCCCAGACCTGGAGTTGGAACAATGTACTTCTTATCAACATCTTTTGGATAGTTTGGCATTTTTCTATCGGTTTTCTTTATGCGTGTTCTCAGACTAGGCCGGCAACTCATGTTCAATTTTTTCCGTCCAACCTTTCAACTTGACTCGTCAAAAGAGGGACGCTTGCGTTTCATCGGAACAATTTTGATAAATGTATCCGCCTCGTCAACATAGAGTTTATAAATGTGTGTCCAACCTTTTTCGGCGTATTTTTGTCGGTTTGGCTCCGTTGTATCATAGGGACTACTTACAATGACATATTCATTATTATCATTCGCATAACATTCTACATGGTCTAGATGGACGCCGGCCGCTTCACATTCATCCAGGTTTTTCTGTATGTATTTCGGACGGTCCGCACTTTTCTTTATATTATATTCGTGAATGAACCGATTTCTATTTTGAATAAACTCGGTTTTCGCGGGTCTAGTATCTGCGCCAAAAGCGCCCCAATATGTATGGGTGTAGATGCGTGGATAACTTGTTAATTCGTAGGCTTTCATTTTCGGCTAGTGAGCGTGTAAATGTAGACGGCGACAATGTGGAGTTCAATTTTCTCGGCCTGATTAGTAAAAAAAATATCCTACAATGTTTACTATAGGATATTTTGGAGTTCTACTTTCTATTGCCTGTTAGCGTGGTTCTCATGTCTCTCTGACCATTTGCCTTACAGAATTGGGCGGTGCTATAGCGGTTATCGCGACCACCGTCGGTTTTTCTGAGAGGCATGTGGACATCGGTTGTTCGGCGTGCTGGCATTTTTCTTGAGTAAAAGTCTTTTTGACTACATGGTCTGAGGATGGTCACATCTATGTTCAATTTTAGGTCATCGTTTCTGAGTTCTAGCGGTGATGCCCTAGCTCCACATCCTCCACGTCATCGTCAACCCATGTGCGTGGCTTCGCCTGAAAGGCAACAGGTTCAGGTGTGGTTTTATTTCTCACTATAGAATGTTATTAAATTACATCCTATAATGTATGTTCATCGGTCCCTTACACGGCGAGTGAAATGGAATTACCGACTGGTGGTGCACGACGCTTACGACGAACAGTTCCTCCTGCGGTCTGGTCCGACATGACAGAGCGGAAGTCTTCACTAGCGACGCTCTGCATGTCAATAGCTGCGGCCATTGCTGCACTCATTGGGATTTGTTGGCTCATTGGTGGTGTTGGTGGTCTATTATCTGCCTCCGCCATGCGCACCGACTGGAATGTCTTTAAAATGTCATCTACACCCGCTGGTCCGCGCATTTCCTTTCGTGCGGTCTGTTGAGCCGGTTGTGCGGCAACATTCTGTGGCATTTCCGCTGTGCGGCCTGAACCGAAGAAGGCACCGGTTCCTTCTTGCTGTGCTTGCGCGGACGCTTGTCCAGTGCGCATACTGGCCTGATTGGCGGAGCCGAAACCGCCGCCACTATTTGCCTGGACGAAGTTGGCCATACCAGGCATAGATTGCGCCATAGATGCTGCCGCGACTTGACGCGCCAACTCTGGATTGGACCGTAAGACGGACTCCACACTCGGTGTCTGAATGTTTTCCAACATCTTATTACTATAGTGACATAAGACACCGCTGCTGGCAATACCGAATAAGAGACGGACCTCTGGTGGCATATAGCTCTTGCCCTTATATTTTTCGTAGAGTTCCTCAAAGATATCGTCAAATTGTTCGCTCTCCACCTTGTCTTGAACACTGTCCTTCCAACCCTTCAACTTCAAGCCAAGGAATGGGAAGTTATTATTGAGCATTTCCAAGGTATTCACTGCAAACACGACCGCATCACGTTGCCATACAATACTACTCTCCAACTTCTTCGCATCAATGAGACGTTCATATTCCTCTTTCATTTCTTGAAGCGGCATATCTATAGTGAATTGCTTGGTGATTGGATAGCCCTTCTTCTCTAGACGTTGAAGCTGTGTAATGTAATGGTTCTTCTCGCGACGCTCCTGGTCAGGTGTGAGACCACTGTTGAGTTGCACTGTAGAGAATCCACTGTTTTGTGGGCCATTGTAATAAGAGGCCTCTTTCTGAATGCTTATATTTGGAGTGTTAGGTGTGCCGTTGAAATCAATGTTAATTGCGTCGTTGGCGTCCATCTTTCCAATTTCAATGTCGCCAAAACTGCCGCCGCCGGCGCCAGTCCCAATGTTAAAACTTTGTCCTGCGCCCATGTTTACTTCGTCGGCGCTTTTCATGTGTTTGGTATTTGCTAGTAAGTTCATACCATAGTCATCAGTCATATCAAATGTTCCAGCAAAGTCGGGACCATCTATGTCAATGTTAATTTCTTCCATATGTGACCTCTCTTCTCTTCGTTTTTCAATGTCTTTTTAGACCGATTTACGCACCGCGGCATCAACAAAGAACTGCGTGCTAGCGACCGGTCTCAGACCATACTTCGCAACAAAACCGTCCACATCAAAATGCGGCCTACCCCAATCACCTATAGTGGGTTGTCCGTATATTGGATGGCGTTGCTCGTAGAGTGTGGTTATGTAGTGATGTCGGCCGGTTCCTGCTTTATCAAGTCTACGGCCAAGGCAATAGGATGTGATTATGTTGGCCGGTTTAATGTTGCGTGGGTCGGTTATGTTAATGTATAGCATGTGGAGCCAGGGCTGCGGAGCATCTGGGTCCAACATGATGAGGGTATACATTGCGCCAGGGCGGACATTGAAGTAGTATGTCGGCGGAGCCTGTGTTGACTGAGTGGTTTGCCGGCCACTGTAGGTGGACGACAAATACATTATCTGAACTATGTTGGCGCTTTTTTATGTTGGTGAGTGGTCTTGGTTGAGAGAAGAAAATACATTATAGAATGTGTTTCAAACATATCCTATAGTGCTAATGTGGCTAATGTGGTTAATGTGGCTAATTCACTCTCTAGCAAAGCTGGTCTAAGCACAAGCCACCGCCAGGTGGCGACTGCGCAGGATCAACAAAGTTGATCCAAGCACATACACAACGCATCCGCCAAATCCGATTTCTTCTTTGCCTCGTTCCAGAGTCGTATCCAAGGCGCGCTACCAGACAACCCAGAGCCGTGTAAGAATTGCGCCGCCCGTGTTTCGCTCCCCTCTTTACGAGCCTTGTAGCCCTTATCACCCTTTTCACCGCCCTCCACCTTCTTCTTTGCATGAACAAGTTTGACGGCAGGTGGATTGGGACTATAACTGTCTCTCAGTGTCGCAAATAGAAGTATCTGAACCGACTTCATTGTTGGGTTCTTAAAGGCCGGCTGATTTTCCAAACACGCCAGTTCCACGTCAGACCATAGTCCCCGTCTAGCTTCCACGAGCCGGCGAATACTGTCGTGAATACTCACGAGGTTCGCATCCGCACTACGGACGACCTTTTTATGCACTATAGGGACTGCATAACAATGTCGCAGTCCGTCAACGAGTGCGTCCTTACCAGCAGGAACCTTAGAGCCGACCACGGTCTCTTTGAAGATTTTCTTCAGGCTACCCACAGGCGGGAGCTTCTTCAGCGGCTTGTCCTTGGCATCTTTAAAAAGGCTAAATCCCGCAGGTATATGGCGCCCACAACGGTAGTCCTCGCCGCATGTATAGATGGCTTTGAGCTTACAGGATGCCTGGGAACAAGTCTCTCCCACGGCGCCGGCGCTTTCTTCCTCCAGGAGATTGTAATTATCCCAGCCGACGATTTTATAGGTCGCACCGGATTTTTCCAGGACACACCAGGCGAGATTCTTAATACCAATGTCAAAAGCCAGGACACGACGCGCACATTCTTGATATTCACGTTCACTATTCATCTCTGGCCACCAATTCCTATAGTGTGTTATGTGATTTTCTTTAGATGTATTGACCGAAGGTCAACCGTAAAAAATTCCCTCCGCAATAAACAGAATGAGCGTCCATGAAGATGGCATATTAACGTGGAATCCGTCGCTAGAGCAATACCTGGTTGACACCGCCGAAAAATGTATGGGTTATGCGTGGATACATAAACAAGCCGAGACGATGTACAGTCGTCGTACTATTTTCCTTGATATTCCTACTATTGTTATTGGTGCTGTTAACGGTTTCATTTCTGTCGGTTCTAAGCAGATTTTCAAAGATAATGAGTTTGCTCCTGTTTATATTGGTATGATTTCCCTGTTTGTTTCCCTGTTAAATACTATATCTTCCTATTTCTCCTGGGGTCGCAGGGCAGAAGCACATAAACTCGCCAGCAACTCCTACAGTCGTCTCTGCCGCATGATTAGCGTAGAAATGAATACCAAGCCACGGTCAGAACGTATGCCTCCGCATAAACTACTTGAAAGCGTCCAAGGAAACTACAACTCCCTCTGTGAAAACAGTCCTCTTGTTCCACCGCCAATTGTAGACCAATTCAATCATAAATTCGGTAAATTACAAGACTTTAGTCTTCCAGAGGAGACGAACGGTCTTCACGCGGTTACAGTCTATAATGGCAGTGACCCAGCCGACCAAAAAAATCAACCACTCATATCATCTATTGTAGATAAATTAAGCAATGATGACCTTGTTTCTTCCAAAGCCGGTCTGGAAAACGCAATTTCTGGAATAGTGAAATCCGCCGCGGAAAAACGGGAAGCCGAGGCCGCAAAAGGGACCGGTATTGAAATGGTCACTTTCAATGATGTCCCACCACCAACTCCTGGAAAATAGAGGCGAGGACTGACAAAAGCACTATAGGAAATTATTAAATAACATCCTATAATGAAATGGGGGGGCAGATTACATTACATGTAGGCGTAATGTGCTGTCCACAGGTTTACGGCCAGCGCCGGCTCCATTGGCACCGCCCTCAGAAAGGCGAGTGAGGCCAATATGTTTTGCCGGCTTGGTAAGATTGAACTGGGTTGGGTCAAAGGAGCCGAAGTATGCGTCGGCCGGTGCTGCGGTGGCTTGTGCGCGTTCTGTGCCGAGGCCTGCGCCTGGTGCGACTTCGCGGATTTTAGAAGTATATGCTGACACATGCTGGACGGCTTCTGGTTTTGGACCATAATAACGGGCACCATAGATGGCACCACTCGTTTCGGCCTGGCGAATACGGCTCACATTGACGACTTCATCTGCGTTCTTCACGAGCCATTCTTTAGTTGCATTCTGATGACCGTATGGAGCACGTGATACACAGTTTGGTCTGTAGTCGGTGGCTATACGACCATCGGCCATAGGTCCCGCATATTCACTATAGCGATTATCGGGTGTAGGGACTGTCTTTGGATAGTCTTGTTTAGCTGGGCCTGCGCTTACGCTGGTTCCTTCAAAAAAAGGGCGTGCGCCCATGACGGAGCCAAGTGTAGGGACTTCGTAATCTTGTGGTTCGCGGAAAGGGTCTGCCTTCAATGTTGTTGTTATACCGAACATTGCGTTGTTCTCTATCTACACTTGCTCACTATAAATAGGTTCCTCCAATTCCGTCTGTCTCATTTCATCCGCCTTCATCTTTGCCAGTTTGAAACTAATAACGAATGTGATACTAAGACAAACCCAGAACGCCACTATAAAGGGTAGTTGTCCCTGCTTGTCTGAATAATGGAAAGCATAGGTACCAAGAAAGGCCGTAAACACAATAAATGCGAACAGGGCAATAAGCACACCTATAGTGTGTATTCGGTGATATACATTTCTATGTATTAGCATTTTTGATATGAAGTTTGTCAAGTTTAATTCATATCAAATGAGGGGGGGCAGTTTTCAATTTTTGCCTGGGGGTTATAAATCAATAGTTTCGGTTTCAAAGTTGGCAATGAACTCGCCGGTGTTCTCGTCCAATGTTGGGAAGTCGCCAAATGGGTTGGAGAGTGTCATTCCTTGTGGTTCATCTGCCCCGCTATCGTGCTTCTTGAGAGCGTCAATAATGTCGGCCTTGGTCATCTTGCTGACGCCCTTAATATGTTTGCGCTTGCCCTCGGCCTGGAGTTCCTTATAGGTCATGCTCTCATAATTTGCCTCCACGAGTGGGGCGACGACCTCTTCCTTGTCTTCTTCTAAATGGATTGGCTCGGCCTGTGCGCTTACGCTTGCGCTAATAGATTCAAAAACGGGGGTTGGTGTTGGTGGTCGGACCACATACTCTTTCTTGGAGATTTCAATATGTTCTGGTAAACCATTTACATCATGGCTATGTTCTTCATTTGCACTGGACATAAATGGCTCTGGGATGAAATTCATTTGCTGGTCAAACATCATCATAGAAGCTTCGTTCGCCTTCTTCAGGTCAAAAATAATGTTATTCAACACACCGACCTTTCCTTCAAGTTGCTGGAAAAGGGTGAACATGTAATATATTGCGGCGGAAAAGACGAGAGTTAATACAATACCGATTACAACAGCGTCGCTAAGAGCAGCCATACTGTCGTAGAGTTCATTCTTTTTCGGATTTCATTAAACGCATCAGCCTGCGCTAACGCTTTCGCTTGCGCTTAACCATACCTCGCCCACACTGCTGACGGTACAGGTTCCCTCCCCCAACCGATATGTATACTCTATAATGCCATCCGTCCTCTTTGACGCCTTCAGACATAACCGTCCAACCGAAGCCGGTGCCTTTTCCAAAAGGTTGAATATATGTGTGCTGATTAAACTTGACGCCCCAGTTTTCCAGAGTTGTCGCAAGAAATATGTTGCGCTCGCCTCTGCATCCGCCGGATTTGTGCTATGGAACAGCTCATCAATCATTATAAAAGGATTGCGACTATTGTCGCATCCCCTCAGCACATCCAAAGCATAATGTACATCACTCTCAAAAAGACTAGCCACGCCAGGTCTATCTGCCGACACTAGACGGGTGTAGAAAGCACTATAGGGTGTAGTCATTAGCACATCGTCCGCATTATGTACTACTCCCCATGTCTGCGCACTCAAAACCGCCTGTAATATACCACGCATGACGGACGATTTACCGCCGCGATTAGGACCAGTCACGAGGGCGTGGCCGCATATTGTTATGTCATTGCGGACTGCCTTGGCGACCGGTATATTCACATCGTAGAACCCGTGAATTGTGGTCTTGGCAGAGTTATCACTTTCGCCAACGCTTTCACTGTCGTTTTCGCCAACGGCGGTCCATCGCACAGGTCTCCAGGCCTTATCTGAGCCAAAGACAACCATCACATCAATCCAACCAAGCACACTCCTATAGTGCTCCACCACCGTCTTCTCCGTCTTCCACCACTCCAGTGCCACATATGGGTCCGCCGGCACTGGCGGCAAGTAGGGCATCCTGTAAGGCATGATGGACCCGTATAGTTCCGCCGCCGCGCTGGTCGCTGAAACATAGTCCTGAACGGCCAAGCCCTGTTCCAGAAAAGACGACCGCAACTTCCATGTATGATAGGCGGTAATGGACGGCTGTATAATCCCCTGGCCGAAGCTGGCGAGACCCCAGACGAGTTTCATCACCTGTTTCAAGCTCCACGGTTCGGAAGGGTCAATACCAAGGACAAACCGGCTCAGTATATTCTTATAGGTCTCCCACTGAACGGGCATATTCATAACAGATGTTAAGAGTACATACGGCATAATAAACACTATAAGAGGCAGGCACAGGGCAAGAACCGGTGCCACATATATCTTGAAGGCTGCCAGGGCCATGACAATATAGGGAATCATGTTTAGTGGCCGTGTGACCGTTCCGCTAAAATAGATTTGTGCCTCCGCCTCCTTTTCAACAGCCTTTACATCTGCTGATACATCGGCCAGTATCTTTTCTGCGGCTGCGGCGGCCCGTAGGTGGTCTTTGATGGCACCAACAACATCCGGTTTCTCTTCGCAGACTTTCTGGGAGTAGCGTATGTAGGCCGACCGTGCGGCGAGTTCACGGCGCTCAGTCTTGATGTGGCCGAGTTGGCGCCCCGCTTCTTCGGCGCCGGCTCCAGTAATGGTCTCCACGACCGCCGCGGTCAGGCCCGATTCGGTAAGAGCATGTTTATTATAATCAATGGACATTAATCCCTATAGTGCTTCGGCGGGTTTGTATTGAGGCTGCGATACGCAGGGCTTAAAAAATACATTTCAATAATGTATAAAGCTGTAGTGTCCGGTTTTACAATGGAAGTAATTGAGAACCAACTACGGGATTTTTTGAAGGCCGGTATTACCGTTGAGCCATTTATTGCGAATAAGGACTATGCGGATAACATAGAAAAAATCCGGCAGAAATGTTTGGAGTTTAGCGGTGAAAGTGGCAAGGGTCGTGCTGCGCCTGACTTTGGGTCTTGGAGACGAGGAGGTCATCAGGATGGTGGCGCTCGTTTCAATAAACAGGATGCATTCCAAAAGAGTAAACAGTCCGTGATAGTTCCTTTAAATACTGCGGCGAGTAGCACTACAAAGAGTGCGTGGTCTTCTGGACCAAAGAAGGATGTGGAGCAAGCGCCAGCGTCAGCATCAGTCCCAGCGCAAGCGCCAGCGCCAGCACAAACAAATATATACAAGCTTCCAAGTCAACAAAAGGCCGCCGGTTTCAACAAGTCCAAGGAAGAAGTGGAGGCCAATATATTGAATAATCTCATTCTGAGTAAACTCAATAAGTTCACTGCAGAAAACTACGAAAACATCAAACAATTCATGGAGCAAATTCTCAATAATGATGAGACCACTTTCCTCAAGGATTTCATGATTCTCGTTTTCAAGAAGGCAACATACGAACCACTCTTCTGTCCTCTTTATGTGAAACTCATTGCCGAACTCTCCGCACAATATCCTATAATAAAAGCCGAAGTAATGACATTATACCATACATATGTGAAGGAGTTTGAGAATGTGGAGGAGGAGAATGTCAATGACGAAAACTACGACGATTTCTGCGCCTCTCAAAAGGTAAAACTCTATAGACTTGGCTATGGTCAATTCTTAGGTGAACTCACTAAATATCAGATTTTAGATGGCGAATCCCTTTTAAAGCTATATAACACTATATTGGATACTATTTTGAGTTCTAGTTTACCCGGTATGAGTCATCGCAATCAAGTGGAACAGATGACAGCATGCCTATCGCGTATTACATCCGTCTTCAAAAAAGAAAAAAACCCGGCACTCATTTCTATATGCAAGGTGGTCTCGTCCGGTTGTTCTCATAAGGTAAAGGACATTCTTCGCAAGGTCCGTGCTGGCGAGCTTCCAGGTATATCCAATAAGGCGCGTTTCAGTTTAATGGATTGTGAAGAAATTTTTGATGCTCTCTAAAAAAATTATTTTGCGTATGAATGATAGGAAAATGGCTAAATCTCATCGTAAATCCAAGTCTCATCGTAAGTCTATGAAGCGCACTCATCGTAAATCCAAGGCACACCGTAAGAGTCAAAGAAAGCATCGTGGTGGTGCTTCTCGTAAGAACATCTTAAGCCGTGCATATGCACCATTCCACCACGCATTAATGTTAGCAGATAACATTACTGGTCAAGTCGCAAAGACTGGTAAGGACGCAGTTGATACCACTGTCAACGCAGGTCGTAAGTTAATTGGCACTGCAGTCCGTGGTGTTGATGGTGTATTAGGTTCCACCGTAAAGCACACTAAGGGTGCCGTCCAAAACACCTTCTTCCGCAAGAGTCGTAAGAACATGCGTAAGAGCCGCAAGGCACAACGTAAGCATTAAATAACGTCTTGCTTATAAATAACATATATCCCCTTTTTTAAGAAATTTCTCAAAGAACCTTCTTAAAAAAATAACAAAAACCTACCCAAATAACATCTAAAAGAAACTTACAGAATACACTATAAGAAGTCCAGAATGGGTCCATCAAGAAGAGTAAAGAAGTCGGCAGCTCCACCGCCATCCGATGATGATAGTAGTGTAGACAGTAAGGGGAACTTAAAGGATTTTATTGCGTATACGGACGAGGAATCAGAGGAGAAGGACAAGAAACATCGCAAGAAGGGGTCGGCGGGTTTCAAACCAAAAAAATATAATACACGGTCTTCCTCCAAGATTGAAAAGAAAATGAAAAAGATGGAACTGGAATCCGAGTCCGAGTCCGAGTCCGAGCCAGAACCACCTCGCAGACCAAGCCGTAAAAATACAATGAATGGCGCTAATGATGACGAGGAAGAATTCTACAAAGCAGCCACTGCTTCGCAGAAGACACATAAGAAAAAGAAACGTCGCACAAGTGATACATCATCCACATCATCCCATGAAACCACATCCTATAGTGAAGACACGGATGAAGATGAAGAAGAAGACTTAGAAGATGAGTCTGATGAAGAATCCTATGACTCGGATTACGAAACGGAGCAAGAAGGCACCATGCCCTCTATAATGATTTTCGGCGGCCAAGACCCAGGCGAAGACCCAATGAAACCTAAGCGCCACAATATGAAGAAGGAGCCAGAATCAGTGCGCCGTTTCGTAGATCTTATTTCCAAACAATCCGAAGAAAACACTATAGATAGTCAAATTGATATGTTCAAGGGACTGAATGACGACCAACAACGGAAAATTCTTGGTGTCCTGGAGAACCGTTCTAAGAACCCGCAACTCCTTAATCCTGAACAGAGCCTAATGTTCAAACTCATGACCATGAATCTTCCAGAGGAAATCCAGGGAATGGTGTTGAGCAAGTATCAGGCTCTCCAGGGACTGGACCCAGGTTCTAGCGAGTATTTCAAGAACCGCGCATGGCTAGATAAACTCGTCAGTCTCCCCCTAGGACACTATAAGGAATTACCTGTTCGTATTGGGGATGGGTCAGAGGCATGTGTTCGTTTCATGGATAAAGCCAAGAAATGCTTGAATGACGCCATCTATGGCCAGGACGAGGCAAAGCTCCAAATCCTCCAATATATTGCGGCCAAGATTGCTAATCCTGATAAGAAGGGGACTTGTCTATTACTTGCTGGAAAACCAGGTATAGGAAAGACGCAGCTTATTAAGAACGGTATTTCCAAGGCATTTGATTGGCCATTCCAGTTTGTTTCACTAGGCGGTGATAGTGACGCATCCACTTATACAGGTCATCAGCTTGTATACGAATCGTCTCATTGTGGCAAAATAGTGAGTTCGCTCATTGCGGCAAAGAGTATGTCTATGATTCTTATGTTTGATGAAGTGGATAAGATTTCGGCTACGCCAAAGGGAGAGGAGGTCCAACATCTTCTTATTCACATGACAGACCCAGTCCAGAATGAAGTATTTGAAGACAAGTATTTGGCCGGCATTCCAATTGACCTCGGCAATGTCATCTATGTTTTCAGCGCGAACGACATCAGCAAGATAGACCGTATTCTCTTGGACCGTATGACCGTTGTACACCTAGACGGTTATAATGCTAAGGAGAAACTCACTATCGCAGAGCAATTCATTGTTCCACAGACATTGGCTGATGTGGGCTTGGACGGTAAAGTGGATATATCTAAGGAAATTCTCCAGCACGTAATTGAACATTATGCGAACGAGGAGGCCGGTGTGCGCGAGTTGAAGCGCTGTATGGAACAGATTGTCCAGAAGATTAACATGCTCCGTATGTTCAATGACAAGAGCCTCCCTTTCCACATCAAGGACTTCAAACTACCCTTCATTATGAAGAAGGAGCACATTGAACTCTTCCTCAAGAAGAAGGAGAGCCACGACAAGCCACCAATGGGAATGTATCTCTAAGAGCAAATTCTATAGTGTTTCTTGTCGCATTTTTCTGGAAAAAATTTTGAAAATATTTTTCAGAAATATTTACTAATAGGAATTATATTGTTGTTGGAAACTTGTTTCTGTCTTGAAAAAACACACCTCTATGGCGATAAATATAACTTTCTAGGTCATAACGAATAACATTTGCTGGATGCTTCATTGAAAAATTTTCCAGACATACATCCATATAATGTTCTTCTGGCATTAATCTAGCAAATTCTTGCAATTCTGCTGCTCCATATTTTGAAATACCAATTGCATGAAGACCTCTTATATTTCCTTTTACAATTGTAATCGGTTTATTATTAATTTTCATTTTATGTTTTCTCAGCTTTGGAGGACCATAATCACATAAACCCAAATAGAAAAATACAGATGAAATTTTTTCATATTTTACAATTTCTTCAAGTTTTATATCTTCTAAAATATTAATATCATCCTCAAATACATATGCCCAGTCATCATCTCCCTTTAAAATAATATCATATATTGCCATCATACTAATTTTATTAGATAGAACTTTGTTCTCATTTGGAATAGCACGAAAAAATATAACTTGAAAACCTACATGCTCTAGAACAGATTTACTAAAATTTGAGCGTTCAGAATCTGGATTACATGTTAACACATATGCTTTGCGTGTTATCATTTTGTCTAAATAATAAGTAAAAATATTTTTTTAGGCTCCACTTTTATTCCTGCTTCCAGCACCTTTTTAGAAAAAAGGTGGGCCAAAAATCCTAGAGTTTATTCCTGCTTCCAGAAATTATCTAGTTTTGCGCGCTCGGCCATAAGTTTTGCCAGGGCATTATCCGTTTCTTTTTTGGAAAGTGTTTGAGGTTGCGCTTGCATTTGTTCTGGTGCTCGCGCTTGCGCTAAAATTTGTTCTCCAGACTTTTTCTCGGCAGCGCCAGAACAAATCTTATCTTTCGCGTCCCATCGCGCCTTACCACATCGTATCATAATAAATATTCTCTATAATGCTTATTATGATTATTTTACTGACCTCCCACAACGCGTTTCAACTTCTCCAGATATAGGATAGCGTCCATATGTTCTTCCTGTGCGTGTTGTATCCAATCCAGAACACCTAGGTCCGTTCTATCCAAGTCCGTTCCATATTTTGCCTTGCCGAAGCGAGCCCGTTCCTCAAACTTTCCTATAATGGCATTCACCACACTATCCAATCCTTCCCTGGAATTCACTATAGGATTGTTTTGTTGGATCGGTTCGGTTTGGCCCAACTTCTCCACTCGGACTTCTCGGGTTGCCGGCTTAGTCTTCGCAACCTCCTGTGGAACAAGATTCAAAAAATATGGCCACGACCTGAAGACGCTGTAGGTCTCTGGTCGCCTATGATTATTGAGCGAGCCAGTGCAGTCGTAGAGGAGAACACGGGTCTTAATACTATCTGGAATCCATGCGTAGCCATGTAAGGCTCCAATCAGACCACCCGCTATAGCAGCGTTTGTATCCGTGTCGCCGCCTCGTCGCAGCACATCGCGTAAACATTCCTCATATGTTGACCGCCGGCGCAAGTGGTAGAAGGCCGCGCGAAATGCATGCTTCACATGGCCGCCATTTTCACAAAAGTTGTCTCCTGCAAGTTGACCAGATGTGCGATACCAGGCCACCACATCATCACTATAATGTCCACCCTCCAGCTCCGCTTCAACTTGGGCCAGTGCACCCAGACCATCACCAGGATTGTTAATCAAATGTGCCGCAGCAATGCAATATAGAATATTGGCATCGGCGCACACTGGATTTGGATGACTGAGACGCGCATCCGCCGCAGCATATTCGCGAATGTAGGCACGCACCGCCTCGGGCTTTAGGCCCTCTGAGCGAGCAATAGACGCGCACCAGACGGCGACTGGCATAATACGCATGAGGGCTCCGTTGGCCTGGCTGGACTTATTACGCTCTAGGCTGGCAGCATGTGCCATCATATATTCCCCGTTTGCTGTCACACCCGCCATAGTTTTATGGGAAAATGCCCCGCGACATGTATAGCCAATGTCAAATGGACAAGACGCATACCAGTTTCTATAGGCAGCTGCGACCTCGTCCAAGGGGAAATTATACCAGAGACCGTCATAGGACGCAATGGCCCTAAGTAGTGCCGCGGTCAGTTCGCCGTCGTCTGTGATTGCGCCAGGGTCCACATTGTGTGGTCCACCGCCGACCATTGCCAGACAATCGTCTAATGCGCGGTCGCTGGCACCAGGCCCGAAACCTTCTAGCAGTGCGCCGGCCGCATCACCGCACCAGACGCCTACTAGTGCGCCCCAGGCGTGATTGACCCAGGTATTCTCGCAACATAGGGCGCTCATTGCGTCGCGGTATTTCTTCGCCGTATCTGTCATCTTTACTAATTCAATCTCCACATCCTATAGTGCCTCGTCCTTAGATGTTTTCTCACTCTTCATTATAGGATATTTACAATGGATACTGCAGCACGTGATTTTCAGACAGTCTATTTACAAGCATGGGTCCACAAGATCGCTATGGTCCTGGTCGTTGTTGGTGCGGTCGCCTGGTTAATCTATGGTTTGACCGCGGGACGCGTCAATGTGGTAGAACGGGTCTTTGGATCCGCATCGCGCTCTGGCATCGCACGGGTCATTTTCATTCTTGTTGGGTTGGCGGCAGCATATGTAATGTTTGACCGCGACCTCTATTTACCTTTCTTGGGCGAAACCGTAATTCCAAACGGCGCACTTCCAGAAAAGACACCAGAGCGTTGGTCGGAGAAGGCAGTAGTTGATGTTCCGGCCAATACAAAAGTCATTTTCTGGGCAGCAGAACCGGCAGGTGAAGGGTCTCTCGGCCAAGTTGTAGGCCCAGCAGAGGCATATGGTGCGTATGAAAATGCCGGCGTAACAGTCAGCAGCGCAGACGGTAAGGCTGAACTTCGTGTGCGTTCTCCACAGAGCTATCGTGTTCCTGTGCGAGGTCTCTTAGAACCACATATTCACTATAGAATATATACTAGCGACGGTATGCTCGGTCGTGTCAAGACTGTGTTCTTGAAGGATGGGAAAGTGGAGGGATTCGCTGATTTTTAATCAGCTTATCCCAAGCGCATCTTTGATGCGCGAGGCGATTCACGGACTTTTAAGTCCGTCTAACCCAAGCTCGCGCTGCGAGCGAGGCGATTCACGGACTTTTAAGTCCGTCTAACCCAAGCTCGCGCTGCGAGCGAGGCGATTCACGGATTTCTAATCGGCTTATCCCAAGCGCATCAAAGATGCGCGAGGCGATTCGCTGATTTCTAGGCCAAACTATATGATGCTTCCAATATTGCGCTGTATTCTTCAAAATCCGTCAAACTCATATTATGACATGCATATATATATTTAACAGGAAAACGAATTAAACAACATTTATATGTATTATTATAACATTGGCCCTTATAATTACAGTTATAGAATTTATCTGATATAATTATTTTTATGTTTCCAATAGCATATAAATAATAGGCAAATGCCAAATCACATGCCGGTTTCAAGTTTGCACATCCATTTTCATCACATAATTTAAACCAATCACTAGCCATTGATTGTAATTTTGGATATATCATTTTTAATGCGGCTCTGCTAATAAAGAAACCAGGTCCGCCTGAATGGAAATATGTATTTTTACCGGCAACCATTCTCCAATCACCATGTCCGCCCACATATAATGCCGAATTTTCCGAAAGGTCTAATGTATCAATATAGGGTATTAATTGGTAAAAATTAATATATGTATCTGTTCCACATACATATACAAAATCAGCGTCGTAGTTTTCATAAACATATTTTAGACCCAGATTCTGTTTATAACTGGCAGAATTATAGTCGTCGCCAACCCCTTGTAAATATACATAGTTTTCTCCCTCCACCAAATTATTATTTGCACCGCCAAGAAAAAAGACGATTTTTATTCCCATTTTTTTCGCAGTCTTTCCCCATGTCTCCTCAATTTTCAATATTTCATTCCTATACTTTTCTATAGTGTTACATGCGAAGACGCATACAACAAGTTTATAATGTGATTTAGACATTTTCTTAATGACATTATAGAATGTATTATTTAGACCTGTCATCCAAGTGAAACCTAATGTTCTTGGACCCGCATAAATATCATGTATGTGTTCCGCCCATATGCCGGTCCTTCCAGTCCCTGGACAATGTCGTCGTCGTATAAGAACCATCGTTTCCAGAAGAATGACCACGCCTGTGCCACATAATGTCCACCGCCCATACCTCGGCCAAGATGGTCCACGGTCGCAAATGTTTTGTACCATTTATCTTTGGAAGGATGTGCAGACTCCTTCGCATACAATTCCGTAAATTTCAGGTCCGAATTATCATAAATTACCGGCGTATTAATTCGCTCGCCGAACGACCCATAACGCTTAACCGTCAATATAAGTAGTTTCGGCAATTTCCACACGGACATGGTGCGCCGCGCGTCGGCCCGTGGACACCCCTCTTTTTCACACGTCTCACATGCGTAGCCTTCTATAGTTTCTTCCTGGGTCAATTCGGCCCTTATACAGTCCGTCCAGGACATATCTTCGCGCGGTGTTATTTTGAGCACATTGAATGTTTCAAAACGGTGGTGAACGGCGGAGCAAGCACTACAACTATAGGATATTCGCAGCAGACCAAAGAAGAGTGACGCGAGTGGGCTCCAGGACTTTTCAAAGGCCGTTTTCCAGGCTTGTGCTGCGGCATTGTCCGCTGCCGCGGTAATAGGAGCCGGTCGCGCCGAAGCCATATAGAGTTGGTCCAGGAGCCATACTACATATTCATGTGCGTCCTGTGGGACACGGCGAACGAAGTCCTCATAGATTGTTCCTGCGACGACGGCGCGCACGGCATCAAGGAATCCGCTAGGCCGAACAACATGCGGCCGGCTACCAGATAATAGGCTCTGAACGAGCTCGCTCAGGCCGACGACGATTTTATAGGGGTCGGTGGTCTTATCCGCGCATTCTTTCTCCAGGAAACCATGGGTACACATTATAGTGAATTCTGGATAGCTTCGCAGGGCCTGTATGGCGGAGTTCATATAACATGTGTTCCCCATGTTCATTATTCCAATGACGCCCTTTTCAGCAGGACTGTTCGCACTATTGTCAGGACTGTTCGCATTAGCGTATCCACTTACATCAGACATTTCTAAGCTAGCATTATAGGATGTTGTTAGTTTAGACCACAACACTGTGCGAATTCAATTTTTACGGCCTGGCCTAGTGCTCGCACAAAAATTGACCGGTCCGTGGCCCCCATGTCCAACCAACCAATCCTATAGTGTTTCCACAGAAAATGAGTTGTCCTATTTGCCTAGATAATTTTACCAAACAGGCACATCGCAAACCAGTCTCATGTCCCTATTGTAATGAGTCCGCGTGTGTGCGCTGCCTGGAGACCCATATATCCAGTTCCCACCAGGACCCTCACTGTTTCAGCTGTCGCCGTGGATGGACCTATGATTTCCTAGAAGCGGCCCTGCCAAAGACCTGGTATGCCAAAGACTTCAAGGCCAATCGCCAGGCTGTCCTCATGGACCGTGAGCGCAGTCGTCTCCCTGAGGCCCAAGGATGGGCCGAGCGTATCAAGAAAGCCAGAGAAGTCTATGGACCAGGCGCAGCAGAAGCGTTTAAGAAAAAGAAGGAACTACTTCAACAAATTAAGGCCTTGGAAGATGAAATTGATACTATGACAAATGCCCATATTAATAAACACAAAAAAGAATATACTGACATAAATGAGGTCTTATATAGTTATAATTTCTATTCAAAACTCCGTAATCTTCCAGAAGAGGAAAGAGAAAAGGCGATTGATGAGAGAGAAGTCATGAAGAAAGATGCTAGAAAAAAACAAGCAAAACTCAATAAGCCATTAAATGAACAAATTAAACCATTGAGAGCACGTTGTAAGGAATTGAAAGAACAAACATCTGCCTTCGCACTACAACATAGGCGTAGTTTATATATGAAAGAGAATAGTCTAAATATGACAGACGAAGAATATGCTCGCGCAGAAGAACGCCTACGTATAGAGGCCGAATTGCGAGAGAATAATAATGGCGAGGACATGGCCGACCCAGAAATCCGCCAGGCAATGGTCGCATCCTTAATGGCAACAGTGAAGAAGCCAGGTGAAAAACGCACATTTACTATGAAATGTCCAGCGCCTGAATGTCGCGGTTTCCTCAATACACAATATGTATGCGGTCTATGTGAGCGAGGCACATGTGCACATTGTCTTACACTCTATAGTGAAACACAACCAGACGGTCGCAAGCACGAATGCAAGCCAGAAGATGTAGAAACCGTCAAGGAAATCAAGAAGAGTTGCCGCAACTGCCCATCATGTGGTATGTCCATTTTCCGTATTGAGGGTTGTAATCAAATGTTCTGCACATCCTGTAATACGGCATTTGACTGGGCAACAGGTCGCGAACTGGTCACTAATCAAATCCATAATCCACACTATAGTGAATATTTGAAGAAGATGGGTCTGGACCGTAGGATTGTCACGCAAGTGACAGAGCAAGTGCCAGGACCAGGACAACTCTTTACAGATTGTACAAGATTGCCTGTTTACAGACATTACTTTATGAATTATTTCAATGATTGTTCATTCATAAAGAATATCAACAATGAAATAATGAAATTATGCGATATATATCGTTTCATAATTGATATTCAAGAGCGTTATATGGAAATGGTCCGTGAAGAATTGGAGAGTGTCCGTGATAATCGGCGTATAAATGCCGAATATTTGGCCGGCATATATGGCGACAATGAATGGAAGAAGAAGCTCGCTACAAATGAAGCTAGCCGCATTGCCTATAATGAAGCCCACGATGCTCTGGACGCATTCGTCGCGGTCGGCCGAGACATATTTATGGAACTCGCCGCTGGTCTTGATACTATAAAGAATTCAAAACTCTCGCAGATAAGTGATTATGAGAAACAATATAGAAATGCGTACAAACAATTCGGTACACTTCTATATATTTACAATAAGAAGATTATTGATACTATAAGAGTCTATAAAATCCCATGTAGGGTAATTGAGGACCAGTTAAGTCTACCAGCTATGATTTATAGACAAAATAGAGTAGTGCCTCATAGATTAACGGTGACGACACATAATATGTTGAAGAATATCGTTTTGACGGAGGAAGAAGGATTGACTTATATCATACCTGAACCAAGACCTATGTGACAATCCGCCTAAATCGGTCTTATATAATTTCTATTAAAGAGAGTGTGGAAGCGGACCGCCAATAAAATGAGCAATTATGGAGTAAGTTTATTGGACGATATAGATTCGCATTTACCAGAATTATTGTATAATCAGAGTCGTTTTCGCACTATAGGAGATGTGTTGGATTATGTGTATGAGGCGGCGATTGAGACCAATGAAGAATATTATTTGACGCAGATGGAGGAGCACCAGCGTGAGCGTAGGGGTAGTGAAGAAATAAATCTGGATGTGTTGCGAGAGGCTGGTGAATTGGTTGTAGAAGAAGAGGAAGATGCCGAGACAGAGTCAGAGGAGGCGGATACCGGCGATGTGGTATCGCAAGTTCTTCTCCGTTTCCGCGATGAAATAGAAGACAATGAAGAAAACGACCGCCCACGCCAGAGACCGCGCCTGGAAATTCGCACCGGTGCCCAGCCCTCTTTTTTACAGTCCCTTCTCATAATCCCTCCACCAGCAAACCAGGCAAACAGGGCCAGAGTGGAAGCCACACTTCGTGAATTCTTTGAACCAGTTCCTATAGTGCCAACGCAAGAGCAAATTGCCAGCTCTTCTGTCCTATACAATTCTATAGATGATTCAGAAGAGGCACGTTGTTCCATATGTCAGGATGACATACGCTTTGGTGAAGAAGTCCGTTCACTCACACATTGCGACCACTTTTTCCACCGCAGCTGTATAGACCTCTGGCTCCAGTCATCCGTCCGTTGTCCCCTATGTCGCCATGACATTCGCGAAAGTTCCAGTGAATAAAAATAAAGTATTTGTAATAATTTATTTTTAGAATCCGCTGCGCAAGGCTGGTCCACCTTACATAATGTTTCCAAAATCGGATGGAAGGTCCACGACGACAGTGCTATAGAACTTCTCAATATCCTTCATATAGCGAATATCATTGCCGGTCAACAAGTTGATTGCCACACCCTTCTTACCATAACGCCCAGAACGACCAATACGATGAATGTAGTTCTCTTTCTGAATTGGAAGGTCATAGTTAATCACTAATCCCAATTGTTGCACATCAATACCACGTGAAAGAAGGTCCGTGCTAATGAGAACACGTGCATGGCCACTAAGAAAATCGGCCATCTTCTTTCGGCGCTCGTTCGTGTCCATTTCACCGTGAATACATTCCAAGGCAAAGCCGGCCTCTTTCATCTTTGAGGCGAGCCATTCCACCTTCTTACGCTGATTAGTGTAAATAATAGCACTTCCTATAGTGAAATTGCGGTAAATATCGCAGAGTGCCTCAAACTTGTGCTCCTCCTTGTCTAAGACGACCATATATTGCTTAATACCTTCCAAGGTCACCTGGTCGGCCTGGCGTAATATACGGATAGGATTACGGAGCATCTTATCGGCGAGTTCTACGACATTTTCTGGGAGAGTTGCACTAAAGAGTGCGATTTGTGCTTCTTCTGGGAAACCATATTGAAGTAGCTGGAAGATTTGTACTTGAAAATTGTTTTCCAACATTTGGTCCGCCTCATCCACGACTATAGCGCGCATGTGGTTACTATTAATTGCCTTACGCTCCATGAGGTCTAAGATACGTCCAGGAGTTCCGACAATGAGTTGTGCGCCGGCCTTGAGTGCTGTAATGTCGTCACGAACAAGACCACCACCAATACAAAGATGGGTCTTGAGTTCCATTTTGGAGGAGAGACCGGTGACGACATTGTATGTTTGACGGGCAATTTCGTGGGTAGGAGATAAGAGAATGGCCTGAAGACCTTTTACGGTGCTATCAATACGCTGAAGAACTCCAATCACAAATGTACCGGTTTTTCCTGTTCCTGATTGGGCTTGTCCAAGAACATCGCGACCACACACTATAGGAATTATTCCATGGCGTTGAATGTGGGATGGTTCTTCAAAACCGTAGTTGAAAATGCCGCGAAGAAGCTCGGATTTGAGATTCATTGCGTCAAAAGTCTCATAGACTTGGTTTGGGTCAAGCTGTGCTTGCCCTTGCCCTTCGTCCTTATTAGTAGTAGAATCCATTATAGCCCTCTTTTATAATAAATAACAGAGAAGAGTTTTAGGCCGACATAAAAATTGACTGGACCGGCGAACGGCTTCTTAAAGCATTAACATACATACAATATAGGTAGTGTAGTAAAAGATGGCAGATGAAGATTATACAAACGATGTCGCCGACGACTTTGAGGGTCTTGACGAAGCACTAGACGACGGAGAATATGTGGACGAGACTGGAGAGGCCGTCCGTTTTGACCCAAAGCGGACTGTGGCAAAGGAGGAGAAGACGCTCCAGTATTTATACACGCAGCACCCTGAGACGAAACTCTTATATGTGGAGCAGATTGACGAGAAACTCCCCTTATCCTCTTATCCTCCCGAAAATGATAAGAACCATAGAAGTTATCCGTTCTTGACTCTATATGAAAAGACGAAGATTATAGGTTTCAGGGCAAATCAAATAGCACAGGGTGCGCAACCATTTGTGAAAGTCCCAGATGATGTGACCGATTGTGCGGAGATTGCGCGCCTGGAGTTGGAAGCAAAGCGTCTCCCATTTATTGTGGCCCGTCCAATGCCTGATGGAACATTTGAATACTGGAGATTGGCCGACATGATAAACTTGTAAGAGGGGGGAAGCGGGCTAATATATACTCTATAGTGTTACTCTGAATAACATTATAGAATGTTTACTTGGTGTTTTTTATTGGACCGGCACACACACACCTTAGAATAAGTTTGCCGCACGGTCTTGTGGGTCCAAGTATAAGGCGTCACCGAGCTCCACGCCATAGACCCTATACCAGTCGTCAAAGTGTCGCACCACATTATTTACACGGACCATCGGTGGACTGTGGACATCCATAAACAATCCCTGTAGTGCTTTCTCTCGCCTTTCCTTGGTTCTCCAACTGACCGCGTAGGCATCAAAAAATCGCCGTAAATCGGAGTCACTAGCGCCAGCGCCTGTGCCTACAGCCTTCTTATATGCTTCCAGGGCAAAAGCGAGTCCGCCAATGTCCGCAATGTTCTCACTAAGTGTCAAATTCCCATTCAACGGTTTTCCAAAATAGGTAGTGTCCTCATACAAGCGCACCAACTTCTGAGTAATCTTCTTGTAATGTGCGTTATCGGTACTGGTCCACCATGGCCGGTAATTTCCGTCCGAGTCATAGTCTTTACCATCCACATCAAAAGCATGTGTAATCTCATGTCCTATAGTGGCACCCAGAGCACCATATGTGAGCGCGTCATCCGTTTCACTATAGAATGGATACCGAATTATGCCCGCCGGCATGATTAGACGACTTCCCTCTGGATAATAGAACGCATTGACACTATATACTGCCTCGTCCCAATATGTCTTGTCCAGAACGGAACCGGCTCGTGCCAAATCGCGCTTGACTAGGGCTTGGCCGAGTGTGTAGAGATTCTTCACGAAATCCTTGGAGGATAGGCGGACGGACTTCAAATAATCCAGATTAAAATGACCAGGATGGCTAATGTTAACGGTAATGTCGCGCACCTTCTTGACCGCCTCTAGTCGTGTAGGAGCCGCCAGCCATTTATTGCGACCCAGGCGTTCCGCGGCGACGGCTATAATTTCGCCGGCGACTTTTTCCACGTGTTTTTTGGTCGCGGGCCTAGTATACCGTTCAATATACATCTTACCAAGTGGACCGGCGAGCCATTGTTGAGCACTATAGAGTGCGAGCTTCTTTTGTGGGAGTTTCTCGGTCTGGTCTCTGAGCCGTGCACCGTAGAATTCAAAATGTAGGTCGTCATATGGTGGTGGCAAATAAGGCAAGTTATAGAGTATGATTTGTGCGGCCATCCAGGAACGCCATTGCCCCAATGTGAGCGTCTTACACCATTTGTTGATGGCCTCTAGCCAGGCGGGCGAAGCGACTATAAACTCGGTCTTGCGAAAGATGGTCTCGGTCATGCCTAGGGCCGTCGCAGCGTAGCGTTCCCAACATATGTGGGGATAACGACGCACCAGAGCTCCTCCACTCACGAGTTCTTCACGCTCATCTTCGCCCTTCTTCAATATACGAGCCGCCTCAAACTCCAATCCTATAATGTTTTCCATGGATTCCACGCCGAAATCGGTACCAAGACGTGCCAAGAGTTTGACATAGGCTGCCAATGTGCGCATCATAGATGGTGTTTTATCCAAGTAGTATGTGGAATCTGGAAGACCGAGCTCGCCTGGGCGCAATATTATATACAGACGACCCACATCGGTTTCATGTGGACCCACATCAACCTGTAAGAGGCCGGTGCGAACACGATGTGCTGCGGAGTCGCCGAGTGTGCTACATACATCGCCACAGTCTCTTATACATTGTAGTGTGCCGACCATTTTTTGGGTCAGTGCCACATTATTGCGCTGGGAAGCGGTATGTAAGACGGAGTTCATGTATGTGCCGAGTAGCGTGGTCCAGTGGTCAATGTCCGTGTCTTCTTCGGATTGGACTCTGGCGAGGGCATTATAGAGAATGGTCTCCAATTCTTTTTCAATAGCCGCCTCTATTTCTTCGGAAACACCATAGGATGATAAGTAGGTCGGCATGTGAATGTGGCGGAGCCAGGACGCATTAATGTGTTTGTAGAAGTCGTCCCCAGGTTTTATACGCGGGTCGGGTTTCGGAATGTGCGGCTCCTTTGTTTGTTTTTTTGTTCGGTTGTGCCGATGACGCATCGTTGAATACACAGAAGCCTCGCGATGTCTTCTTCTGTGAGACATGACGCCGTCTCGTTTGTGCTTTCGAGAGCGCATAATCTAATTTGTGGGATGTTTTCTTTTTCATCGCTATCACTGCGGCTACGGCTGCAGCGAGCGGAAAATGCGCGCCTGTTATTTTTGCGGAGTTTTTTATAAAAGTTCGCTCTTTCACGATAAAGTGGGCCCTCAGCTACTGGAAATGAATCGGCAGATGATAAGGATGATGATAAATATGAACAATCTGATTCTCTGGATGAACTTTCTATACTGAGCGAGTCCATACTGGGTGTAGCACGAGCCCTTTCTATTACTTTAGGAAAAAAGAGGGGGAGAGTGCCTCTCCCCCTTGGACCCCCTACGCTGATGATTTATAGTTAAATATTTTTACTCCTTCCAGCGTTTACCACAGTTCAAGCAATTGATGAAAGTCGTCATTGGCTCATCCGCAGAACGTGTCTGTAATTGATAGTATGTGCATTCATTCTTCTTACAACGACGACAAGTAAACATATCCGTCACGAGCGCCTTATTGCCCTCCAATTGTGCCTGTTCACGCAGGAGTTGTCGGTCAAAGAGGTCCTTATAAAGTCCAGGATTCATTTCTTGAATGTTCATGTTCTTCAACATATCTAGCGTCAGTTCCCCACTAACAAGTCGCTCTCTCAAGTGCGAATTACCCACATACGATCCATTCATAATATTTCCTATAATGCGTCGCGCGGAAGCACGATAGACAGTCAAATAGAGGGGATTGTCAAAGTGGCGAACAATTCCACGACGGACCGATTCGGTCTCTGCAATTTCCATAATAAGCATCTCAATTTCTTGGGCTTGGGCCTGAATGAACTTGTCTTCACATTTGGTTTTGAGGACATCGTAGGTTCGCTCACGTTCGGCCTTTTCGGATTTTTCGGCATTCTTGAGTGGCACTATAGGAATGTCATCTATTACTTTCTTTTGGAGAAGAATGTATTGTTTTCCGCGGGCCGTATTTGCGGAATTGGTGCTGACGGATTTCTTTTTCGCCTTCGGCTTTTTAACGACAATGTCCGTGGCGGCGTCGTCGTCAGCAGCGGCGCCTTCGCCACAGAAACCATCTTCATCGTCGTCTACCTCGTCCTCTTCATCCTCACTTTCACTCTCTTCTTCCTCTTCGCTCTCGGCGCCCTCTTCATCTTCTACACCCTTAACATCATCCACATCTTCTATAATGCTTTCTTCGTCCTCTTCGGCGAAAGATTCTGCGTTCGTCTCGGTATCGTCGTCCTCATCATCATCATCATCTCCCTCACTATCACGATTCATGCGCTCTTCGTAGAATTCCTCGTAGTCCTTCGTGGTGAATGTGATGGGTTTGGACCATTCATCGGACTTTTTGGAGGCAACTACCGCAATATCACCATAGTATGTTTCCTCGTTATTTGGTGGAGGGAGTGTGTGCTTCGTTTCTGTGCCTGCGCGACCACTCTCGTAGCCAAAGAATGTGAGTTGTGTTTTTTTGTATTTGTAGGAACATAATTCGTCTGGCTGAGTTTTTCTTTTGAGAATGGCCATCAGATGGTCAAGTGTTAAAATTGAAGACGATGCCTCCGCAGGGATTTTGGCATGCTTGAGTTCACCCTTAGCAGTTAATATTACGACAGTAGCCATTTTAGAATACTTGTATTTACTAGTGGGTTAATTGCTTAAATAACTTTCAATTTTATTTGGTTAGTTTAGTTGATAAAATGTTAATTCGTATTTACATCTTATCAAAGTGTGGGCAAGTAACAGACCTGCGAGAGAAAAAAGTGATAAGGTTGGAGGCTGGTGCCACCTATTATGAAGAAACTGAGAGTGAGTCTAAGTCTAAGCACTATAGAGAACATCGCGACCAGGCTCCACCTTCGCTTCAGCTGACCGGATTTCGTGTTCTTTATCGTGAATTACTTCGGCCGGACCAGGAGTCTTATCTGGAGTTTCTGGAGGAGCTGTCTGTGGACTCTCTACAAGGACCTGTGCTGCAGATGCGGGCCCATCCACGGACCCTCTTGGAGTGTTATGATGGGGTGTCTCTGGCACAGGAGCCTCACTATCTGCTCGTGCAGGTCTCGGTGGACGACCGACTATTGCGTCGCCCTTATCAAGAACAGCCTCTACAGCGGCACTTGAAAGACCGCATATGGCAAATGAAGGGACTAACACGCGAACAAAGCCAAGAAGTTTACGACCAAGCTCTCGCCCATATTCGGTCATACTCTGCCCAGGTTTTCGGCGGAGTTCCGCACTGAGGTCGCCGCGTGCCGCATTAACTGCCAGCGTCAATACCGCCGGCAATGTCTGGCGTGCTGCCTCCTGAATTGGCGCGATTTTTTCTTTAAGTGCCGGCTTCATTGCCACCAAGTAGACTAGCAGGACATTGACAAGTTCCAATACAACCTTCTGCTTATCACCACCGGCCAACTTCAATGGCGCCAAGACTGCTGCGAACTTTCCAGCGACAGCAATCAAGTCCTGGACCTGTGGAATCTTATCATCCAGGCCGAACTGCGACATGTCCAGGACACCCGCGCCCTTTAATTGAACGAGCCCACTACTCACTATAGACTCCAGTTTCTCAATTGGTAGCGCAGACTTAATCGCATCGCTAAAAGGAATCTTCTGAATCAACTGCTTCAATATGTCGGCGTCCATAGTATTCTCTATAGTGCCGCCACGAAAAAAGTTGACCGCGCAAACGAACGACCTCCACAAAAAATACGAAACAATTTCAGAATGGCACTACAGCGCCTGTTGTTGATTTTCGTATTAATTATGCTCGCAGTCATGATTTATCGTTTTTTTGAAAAAGAAGGTTTCGTTGTCGGCCGTAAAGGCAGTGCTCCAATCATAATCGCACCGCCTTCAACGGTCCCTGGGCCTATTGCCGCCGCCGGCCCAGCCCCACCAACCCAACAAGGAACTGAGGCCAATCGTGCCCCACCAGCCACCGTGGAAGCCCGTGACCCATACGCCGAAACCGTAGATAGTGCCAGCGCACCAGAACGTATTACACACCCAGAACATTATTATGGACAGGGAATTGCCCCGGAATTAACTACAATAGGCGTTGAAGCAGGCGTAGCATCTATGAGAGCCGAACCAGGTCCACATAATGCAACTCTCTTTACACCAGACCAGGTCGCCAATGGAGGTGTCTATTATGACGATGTTATCCCATTAGAACCAACACACGGCATATCCTATAGTGTTCTCTAAAAATTGAGACGGCCTAAAATGGAGATGTCTCTTATAATATAAGTTATAATCGGGCAAAAATGATGACACACCGTTCAATTAAGAGTAGCGAAGTTCATGTGCGAACCAAGCCGGCACTGCGCATGTGCCAACCGTCTTTTCAAAAAGTCGTCTGCGATTTTCTGAAAAGAAAGAACATTCCTCAAGTGACCGAACATGGTCTGCGGTCCAATGGCGAGAGTGCCTTATCTAGTAAAGTCTTCTACGCCTGGAGACGACTCGCACATTTGCGTGGGTGTTTCCTATATATGGCGGAAGGCGAGGCTGTTGCGCTTGTGCCACCATTCGCGAATGCTAGTGACGCCAATCGTCCTGATAAGAAAGCTTGGACTATACGAGTGCCAATTAATCACCGTCTATTGGCCTCCGTCGGCCCCGTCGTCTGTGAAGCATATTGGGACCCAATGGACCACGACCTCACTATAAATGATGTCCTCTATTACAATAAGGAATTCGTCTGGGATAGCTACGACTTTTCAGAACGTTATCAACTACTACACACTATAGTGAATGAGGTTATTCAGAACACCGGCGATTATTCAGATTGTACTGTGAGTCTGCCTCCGTATGAAAAGCTGGATACCACTGCGCGGTGGGACGATGATAAGACTTTCTGTGTGGTATTCCAGCCTGAGGACCGCGGTTCGCGACGCTTCCGTTTCTGGAGTGGAACACATGAGGCTCGCTCAGAGCGACCAGACAGACCAGACAGACAAGACAGACAAGACAGACAAGACAGACCAGACAGACCAGACAGACAACCTAGACGACAGATGCAAATCCAGTCCGACGACGAATCAGAGTCAGATTCTGACGTAAACCATCTTCTCAACCCAATCCCTAAGCAAGGCATACAGAACGACCCAGACGGCTTCACCCTTGACATGATAAGTGAATTCTATAGCAAATTACCGGCACCAACTCCAACAGTTACTAAAATAGTGAAGAAGAACAATCCTATAGTGAATACCCAAGACGGCACTATAGAGTGTATATTGGAATTGGACACTAAGAATCCATTACCCGATGTTTATAAACTTCGTACGGCTGCCAATGGCAACGGCGGCGACAAAGGCACCGATTATGGTGTTGCGGCGGTGCGTTCACTAGCGCTGTCCCTAGAGATTCGTAGCATGTTGAAGGCTGGAAATAAGGCTCTTCGCGTGGATGCGGCCTGGTATGCTCCATTCAAGAAATGGGAAGTTGTAAAAGTTTTATCGGCCTAAGTGTAGGAATATGAATAGTAGAAAACAAAGAAAAAACGGCTGTAGCCGTAATGGCCGAAAGAACAAGATGGTCGGCGGTGTTCTTACCAACCAATGGACCTTTGACGGTAGCAAGATTGCCGGCGTAAATAACTACGGCCAGGTCAATAAGGTCTTCACCGACTGCGACTATAAGGCACCGGCAATTAGCGTCAGTGCTGCTGGTCTCCCGGGTTTTTCTGTTGCTGATGCGCCACGCTCCTTATTAAGTTCTCTTAAGTTCTGGGGTGGTAAGCGTAAGGGTAAGAAGACTGCGCGTAAAACGTTGCGCAAAGCTTTGCGTAAAACGCAGAGAGCAGGTGGTGGCGGTATGGCATATGGCAATACTTTTGAAATGCAAGGACCAAATCCAGTAACAATTCAGACCCGTCTTGGATGTGAAAGCGGAGCAGCAGGTCCAATGCCTCCTAGTGCACCAGTTGTAGATGGTAGTTTCTTATCCAAGCTCAAGTTCTGGGGTGGTAAGAAGACCCATCGCAAAGGCATGAAGGGTGGTATGTCTCCATTGGCCGGTGCATTTGATGTAATGCCAGTCCGTGGAAGTCCATATACACTCACCCCACCAGGCGGTATGGTCTATGAAGCACCAAAGGCAGGTTTCAGCATTGATGCCCCAGTCGGCGGAAACCAGGCCGGTCTTCCACCATATGAAATCCGTACTCCTTATGACGCAAAGCCAGTCCTCGCCGGCCCATGTAAGATGAGCGGAGGTAAGCGTAAGACACGCAAAGTCCGTAAGACCAAGAAGCGCACTGGTCGTAAGCATTAAACGGGTCTTCTTTAAGGAACAACGCTGATACAAGGCTTTGGCCGAGCATTATAGGATGTTTCTGTAAAGAAACGACGCTGATGCAAAGCATTATAGGATGTTTCTCTAAGAAACGACGCTGATGCAAAGCATTATAGGATATATTTCAAATACATCCTATAGTGAAAACATATATTAGAAACATGACCGAGGAGCAAGAATACGCGCACATTGCCGAACTCGCCTACCGCACACCAGAGAATGAGGCCTCCATCAAATCAATCTTCGCCGACATTTCTGGAATCAAGCACGCACATTTTTTTGACGCAAAGAAAAAAGGCGGCGACTCAGATGCGCAACTCTACACACTCATCTGCGAAGACCGCATCATATTTGCCTGCCGCGGAACCGAGTCCCTCTCAGATGTCGCCACCGACGTAAGCATTTGGAAGGAGCCATTTCAGGACCTCATCTATTGTAATAGCGTTGACACCGCCATATACAAGAATATTAAAGTCCACAGCGGTTTCCTCAATCAATACAATACCATCAAATACAGCATCATGGCCACACTCTATAGTATTCTCTGGACCGGTAAAGCCACGCAACGCAAAGTCGTATGTGTCGGCCATAGCTTGGGCGGAGCACTAGCATCTATGGCGGCCTCATGTGCGAAAGCCCAGCTCGGCGCCAAGATTTGCGTAGAATGTTATACATATGGCTCTCCGCGTGTAGGTAATAAGGATTTTGTTCGCTATTTTGATGACAATGTGGACCTATGTGTCCGCCATGTAAATGGAGCAGACATTATAACCCGTATTCCAAAGTTCCTTTTCTATCATGTGAAGGGCGAAAAGAAAATAGGGCAAGAACCTGAGGGCTGCCTAGAAAAATATGTTGGCTCGGCCGAGGACCACTTTATGAAGAACTATAGGAGTGCACTTGGTGGAGCTTAATCTTCCTCCTCTGATAAAAGTTCCAGGCCGTCGCTACCCTCAGAATCGGATGAATCCACTATAGTGTGTGTTTTGGATTTTGTTTTGGAGGTGGCGGTGGTCTTGGCTTCTTTGGACTTTACTTCCAGAAGTTCATTAAATGCTCCTTCCTGAAATGTTTGAACTAGCAGTCTATAGCCACATTCCTTATAGAATGCTCCACGTTTCCGTGCCTGGCCCTGATATAGGCCATGTTGGTCCACAATGTCCACAATGAGCCGCCCAATCTTACGGTCCGCCACTCGCTCTCGTAAAATACGACCAACACTCTGTTCCACCTTTTTACGTGGACTTGCGAGAATAACTGCGTTAAGTCTGGCTATTGACATTCCCTCTGAACTCATGCTGTAAGTCGCCAATATTACATTTGCTTCACGGGCAGTCCAGTCGCGGTCCGCGGCCTTCATGCCGCCAACATAATAGCCGACGGTGATACCTGCCGCCCCAGTCAAGAGTTGTTCAATCCGTTCCAACATATTTTTTCGTTCGCTCAAGACCAATATACAACGTCCAGGCTCCGCCGCTACGACCTCTTTAATAATCTCCACGACCATACGTGTGCGCTCTTCGTGTTCCACGACTTGTCCTAAGAGTCGCGCCATAACTACTTCTCCACGCCAATCCACCGGTTCATCACTATAGGATGTGTCTTTGGACCTGTAATGGACCGTTCGCACTGTGACCGTATCATCGGCTTCGCGCGTCTTTTCCTGATAGACGGCCGGTCCAATGTGCCAGTAGAATACGCGCTCCAGCTTGTCCTCACGTTCAGGCGTTGCTGAAAGTCCAAGCATGTGTTTGGTCTGAACTTTGAGAAGGCTCTGGCTAAAGTTCTGTGCGCCAAGATGATGACATTCATCGAAAATCGCCAAACGATAATCGGCCACAAAGTCCGCAGGAAATGACCGCTGAACGAGTGTCTGAATCATCATTATAGTGCAGTCGTATTTGTCCGTCGCCGTCTCACAACGGTCTCCCTGTAAGACTCCCACACGAAGTCCAGGAAAGAACCGGTTAATTTCCGCCCGCCATTGCTCCAGGAAGAACTCCTTATCAACCACTATAAGGAATCGCCCGCCGAGTCGTGCGGCAATGGCGAGGGCCATGAAGGTCTTACCCTTTCCACATGGGACACATATGAGACCTTCGCCGGCTTTGCGACCGGTGGTCGGCAGGGTAGCCGTGCTGCCGACGATAACGGGTTTACTCTCTTCACCAACGAAACTCTCTATAATGTTTTCTTGGTAATCAAATGGTTTTCCTGTAAAGACCGCTGTTTTCGGTAATGGTGCGCCTTCCGGTATAATGGATTCTTCTTCAGGACCGAAATGTTCACGGGCCCAGTGGCGAGGGAGGTAGAAGCGCGTGGGACTTTCAAAGAATACAGGAAATGGGGTTGGTTTAGCAAGGAACTTATTATTCAGTTTTGGCGCGACGGTCAGTTGTTTGCGGACCCATTCTTGTTTTTCTGGGGTCAGTGATTTTTTGAGAATGGCGTAGCCTTTGCTGGTAAGAATACGGTTCTGGTTCATTTTCGGCGCCTGTCTGAAACTACAATATAGGATTGGTTTGTAATTGGCCCGTTTAATCGCGAGGTCAGGGCCTCAATTTTTTCATTTGTTGTATTAGAGTTTGAACTGATAAGATGTCTAGAAACATGAATTATTTCTTCGCTTTTGCGGTTATCTTTTTATTAGTCCCAATGTTGCCAGGAGCATTACTCGCCTATAGTGATAACATTATAGTGCGTGGGCTCTTGCTTCTTTTCGTCGTCGTTTTTGCCATGGACAATGCTCTCCTCGGTATAATGGCACTTCTTATTGTGGGTCTCGTGTTTATTCAACGCAACAAATATAAGATTGCGCAAGTCTACACAACACATACGGACACTTTCATGAAGATTGACACCGAGAATGAGGGATTGAAGGTCTTGGA